TAACATTTAACTTGACTTTTTTTGCTATAATGGTATATTTGTTTAAGTAAAAACAAACCAAACCAATGAAAGTAGCACGTAGATATGAAGAAGGAGTCAAGTTACATCAAGCATATATTGATGTATTGCTTAGACTTGCAGGGTATAGATTGTCAGATCTATACACTAGTATATTAGCCCATAGTTCTTACTACGGTACTTTAGACAAGGAAGTAAAAGAAAGAATCGCAAGTGAGTTTAGCACATCAGTCCAAGTAATTTCTAACGGGATTACTAGACTAAGAAAAATGGGCATCTTAGAAAAAAACACAGTCAACAGAAGATTGTGTCCTACTAGCAAGCAAGATGTTACACTCACTTTGATTCTTTCTACAGGAGAAACTAAAAAGGTAGAACCCCAGTTGGAAGCTGCACAAGCATGAGAACTGTAAAGGATAAATACGACAACATCGAAATAAAAACCTACGCAGCTTACTCCGAGGTTGCTAAGGAAATGGATATGACTATAGACCAAGTAAGCACGGTCTACGAGTGGTATCTTAAAAAAACCATCGAAGAGATCAAAGAGCTACCCACAGTTAAAGTAAGATTGTCTGGATTAGGAGTTCTAGTATTTAATCCTAACAAGGCAATGAAGACTATAGCTACTAAACTTAAGTCTGAAACTTTGCTTACAGATTCTCCTAGAGAAGATCTTACAGCACTCAGAGGATATAATAACTACTACTTGCTAGAGAACTGGATTAAGTTATTTGAAGACAGATATGAAAGAGGAAAATCTAAAAAACTATACGCACCTGTAGTAGTTGATTACTTTGATAGAACTCTTATAACCTTAAAACAAAACCACAAAAAATTATATGAATCCTTACAAAGAGTACATGGCCCTGAGCCTGAAGGGTCTAAAGAATTTGAACAAAGTACTGGAGGGAGTGGCAACGAAGACAGCGAACCAATTCAAACTATTGAATAATGAAAAACAGAACATTATCGCAGAGCGAATGGATATTTGTCTCAAGTGTCCCTACAATTCAACAAACGCAGTATCTTCCCCTGAGTACTTACAACTCACGGGCGAACACTACAGCACTACCAGGTCAGAACTACACTGTTCGTTTTGTGGGTGTATCTGCACCTTCAAAACAGCATCTCTATCTTCGAATTGTGGAGTAGAGAGTTGGAACGCATCTAAACCAGATAAACAAATAGAACTATTATGGCACAAAGTAGAGTAAAGAAACTCACAATCAAGAATGGTTGTGACAAGAAACCAGGAAGTAAGTGTGGAGTACAGATTTACTTCTTGCCTGCTGACAAACCTTTAACACAGGTTTCTTCTAAAAAATAAGATTATGGAAAACCACCAAGCCCCTAGTCAGCAACCCTACGTATCTAAGACTTTACAGGATAACTTATTCGAGACGTTTAAGATTTTCTGGAAAGCAGGATACTCGTACGGAAAGACTGGAAGAGACGAAGACTTCTATGCACGTGTTCTTGAAGACATCATGAACATGAACCAGTCAGACTTCTTAAAAAAATACAACAATGGCAACTAAAAAACTATCCTATATATCAGCAGAACTTGAATGGGCAGAACAACGCTTAACTGAGTGGAGAGCATATATAGATAACAATCCTATCAATGGATTGAAAGACAGAATTGAATGGAAGCCTACAGCCAAAGGAGGAACAATGCCTATGGTTATTGCTAGCCAAGAATCACAAATCAAATCTCTTAGAGATACTATGAAAGAATACTTAGCGTTACTTGAAGTAGTAGACCGTCTTAGAGAGAAAGAAGAACAAAAAGCAGAAGCCCGTGGATCTCAAGAGATTAACGGTAAGATGAAACAATTTAGTTAATGATACAACCTAATCTAGATAGTCCTGAGTTCCTAATCAACGTAAGGAATTTCCCTGATACTGATTCAGAGGAATATACTGCGTTTTGGGAAAACGAGGATAAGAAGATTACAGAAGGTGTTACTATTAATGGATTTTACTTTTCTCCTTTCATTTATTGGCATTTAAACTATTGGTCTATTTATATAGACACTATAGTAGGTAAGCGTCAAGTTCGTAAACTAGATAAACCTCAACTTTGGGACACCTACCTAGCTGTAGATGAAACCATTCACAAGGCAGAGAATCACGAGGATGGAAAGAAAGGAGTTGTTATGGTAGGATCCAGACGTATCTCTAAATCTGTTTTGACTTCTTCTTATATGGCTCACAAAGCCATTACACAGAAGGGTTCTGATAACTTGATATCTGCACTTAACCAACCTGACTTAAAAGTAATTACAGATTACGTAGACTTAGGTATTCGTAATCTTCCTGACTACTTTAGATTTCCTCGTATTGAGGATGACTGGAAGAAGCAGGTTACTTTAGGTTTTAAAGATAAAAAGACTAACGCTCGTAATGAGTGGTCTAAATTCCACGTACGTAACTTTGATGAAGGCAACAATACGGAAGCAGCTGCTGGTCTTACTCTGTCTTCTTTTCTTTTGGAAGAAGGAGGAAAGGGTAAGATTCTTAGTTGCTTAGCGGCAACTACTCCGTGTTTCGATAGTCCTTATGGATGGCGTTGTTCTCCATTTGTTATCGGAACTTCTGGAGACATGAGTAAAGCTGCTGACCTAGAAGAATTATTTAATAACCCAGAAGCTTATAACTTTCTACCTGTAGAGGCAAACGAAACAGGTAAGAGTTATGGATTGTTTATTCCAGGAACTAAATCTCTAAAAGTACCAAAGGAAGAAAAATCCTTAGGACTTTATCTAGGTAAAGAAGAGGCTTCTGAGTTAGACTTAATTAAGATTTGGGTAGCAGACGAAGAGAAGGGTAAAGAACTTATCTTAAAGTCTAGAGAACAGATTAAAAAATCTAGTGGATTAGAGACTTACTTGAAAGAAGTAATGTACTATCCTCTCACGCACGAGGAGTGTTTCTTAGAGTTATCTCAGAACATTTTCCCAGTAGACTTACTTCAAGAACAACTACAGAAGTTAACTGCCCAAGAGATTGTAGCAGACAACGTAGAACTTTACATGTCAGCAGACGGAACAGTACGTCACAAGTTTACCGAGAAAAAGGCTGTTACGAACTTCCCTGTTAAACCAACAGATAATATTGAGGGTTGTGTACAGATTTGGGAATATCCTCTGTCAGAAGCCCCCTATGGACTTTATACAGCAGGAACGGATCCATACAAACAGTCACAGGCACACTACTCAACTTCTTTGGGGTCTACTTACATTTATAAGCGAGTACATAATCTTAACGGAGAAGGCTGGCAGAATATGGTAGTAGCTTGTTATACAGGTCGTCCTAAGAAGATTGAAACCTGGTATGATACTACTAAGATGCTTCTTAAGTATTACAATTCTAAGACTCTTTGTGAGAACATGGACTATGGTTTTATCCAGCACTGTGTAGATAAACAAGAGTCTCCTAGAGTTTTAGAGAAGACACCTAAGTTTCTTAACGACATCCACCCTAACTCTACAGTTAATCGTGACTATGGAATTCACATGACCAAGGATATTAAAAACTATTTAATGTCGCTTATCATTGAGTACATCACAGAAGTAGTAGATATAGAAAGAGATGCAGATGGTAACACTATAAAAGAACGTTTAGGAGTTACTAGAATCTTAGATCCTGTTCTAATTAAGGAATTAATTAAGTTCACACCTAAGTTAAACGTTGACCGAGTTATTTCATTTGGTCTTACTTTAGCTATGGCTAAGTCTTTAAACACTCAAGTAATTATTTCTGATGCAAGTCAAGATACTAGAATGCAAGCATACTTTAGAGAGAAGAAAGGTTCGTCTCTTTTTCGTACAACTTCATCACCTTTTCGCTATTAACTAAAACTAAATAACAAATACAATGATTATTGAATCTCTCAAAGAGTACACTGATCCAGTCAATCACGCCTACTTTTATCCTGAGCAGTTTGTAAGCTTATCGGATAAAGAAAAGGAGAGCTGGATTAAGTCTACTATGGACTACTTTGCAAATATTGCATTTGCACAGTACAAGCAGAATATCACCTTTAGAAAAAACTATAGGTTGCTTAACGGAGAATTTAACTTCTCTGACTACACAAACATCCCTGAGATGCAGGAACTAATCAGTTACTTAAATGATGTACCTGATCAAGAGCCTGAAGTACCTCAGCACTTAAAGCACTATCCTATTGTTAACCCTCCTATCAATCAGTTGAAGGGAGAGTTGATTAACCGTCCTCACAAGTACAAGGTTAAAGCAGTAGATGACGAAGCTGTAAACGAGACTATTGATTTCCGTACAGAGTTAATTAAAGAACATTTCTTAAAGAAGTTAGAAGCTCAGTTAGAAGGTCAACCTGTTGATCCCGAACAAGAAGCTCAAATGCAACAAGAAATCCAGAACAAAATCTTGGATTATACTTCTGTTGCAGAAGAGTGGGGTAACAAAACTTTAAATGCTCTTAAGTATCACTTTAACTTTAGAGAGAAGTCTCAGCAAGCTTTCTTAGATTTCTTGGTAACAGGTAAAGAGTTTCACCACTTCTACCCAGATAATTCTCGTTTAGGATTTACCTATAAGACAGAAAACCCATCTAACGTATGGTACTTAGCTAATCGTAATGCTCAGTACACATCTGACTGTTGGGCTTTAGGTTTGATTGAAGTTCTTTCTATGAGTGAAATCGTAGAGAGATATAATCTTACAGGAGAAGAAGTAGAGCATTTGAAGAATCGTTCTTTACAGAACTTAAGAAACAACGAATACTCTCCCTTAGCTCCTGCTCTTCCAGATCCTAACGATCCTTTGTGGCAGTTAACCTTCGAGAACGTAGGTGACTTTGCTAACGGAGGTATTGACCACAACGTATTCTCATTTAACTCTCAGCACTCTTACACAGTCGTTACTTCTTACTGGCAGTCTAAGAAACGTATCTTCAAACGTACCTACTTAGATGAGGAAGGATTCCAACAAGAGATGTTTGTATCTGAAGATTACAAGATGGATAAAACCTTAGGTGATATTACTCTTGAAGAACTTTGGATCAACGAATGGTGGAGAGGTATTAAGATTGGTGCAGACATCTACGTAAATGTAGAACCTTTAGAGTTTACTCAGAGTGCTCCTATTGTAGGTATTATTAATACTACTCGTAACACTCAAGGTAAGTCTTTATTAGATCTTCTTAAGCCCTATCAGGTTCTTTACAATATCTGTATGAATCAGTTGTGGGAATTGCTTGAGAAAGAGATTGGTGTTGTGTTCTTAGGTGACTTGAAAGTAGTTCCTAAGAAAGACTCTCAGGATCCTATCGAGACAATGCTATGGAATGCTAAGAACAGAGGAACTCTTTTGATTGATACTTCAATCGAGAACACAGGAGGAGCTGTACAGTTCAACCAATTCTCTCGTCTTGATCTTACTCGTTCTCTAGAGATCCAAGCACGTATTCAATTAGCTCAACAACTTCGCTTAGAAGCTTATGAGTTAGTAGGTCTTACTCGTCAACGTCTAGGTAACTCTCAAGCATCAGATACAGCTACTGCTGCTAACAATGCTTTGATTCAATCTTTTGCTCAAACAGAAACTTGGTTTGCTTGGCATGATAACATCTTACAGAAAGTTTATCAGACTATCTTGGATATGGCTCAGTATATTGAATTACAGAAGCCTACTTCTACTTTAAACTATCTAAACTCTGAACTAGAGACTGTATTCTTACAGGTATCTAAGAATGAATTACTTCATGAGTTGTTTGTATTTGTTTCTTCTTATGCAGAAGACAAAGTTACTCTTGAACAGTTAAAGCAGTTGGCTCAACCTGCAATGCAGAATGGAGCAGAGCTTTCTGAGATGGTAGATTTGTTTACTGCTAACTCTGAAAGAAGCTTACGTAAGACTTTGTCTGATGTACAGAAACGTAAAGAGGCTATCCGTCAACAAGAACAAGCGCTTAAGCAACAGCAGTTAGAGCAACAACAAGCACAGTTTGAACAGAAGATGCAAATGGATGCAGCTCAGAAAGCAGAAGATGCTAGAAGAGAAGATATGAATAAGCAGCTTGATCGTGAGAACAGACTGCAAGTAGTTCAACTCCAAGGTATTGCCAATGAAGGTTCTTACAACCCAGATGTAGATACTACAGGTCTCTTAATTGAACAGACTAAAATAGCTCAAGACATTTCTAAACAAACCTTTGAAAAGGTAACTAAGAATAAAGAGTTAAGTCTTAAAGAAAAAGAGCTAGCACTCAAGGAGAAAGACATAGATACTAAGCTTAAAATAGCACAAACAAATAAAAACAAGTACGATTCAGGCTCAAAAAAGAAATAAGAGATACAAATAAGTAATAGATTATAGCACTAAAGTAGGGGGTTTTTGAGCCTAAAAATCCCCTATTTTAACTTATTGTGCATATCGTAACCTAATTTATTAATCTCTTGTGTTAATTTTTTAAAATATTACTTTTGAATTAAACCAAACTAACCTTATGACAACCAATAGTCCATTAGAGAATTTAGAGTTCTTTGACAGTTTTTCCGTAGATGATCCACTAGATTTAGATACCACTACAGAAGATCCTAATGCCAACATTAAACCAGATATTTTAGGAGGAGAAGACTTTGATCCCCTAGAAGAAGATGAAAATCCTGAACCTATAAATCCTCCTAAAGCTCCAGCACCTGTTGAAGAAGAAGAGGAAGAAGAGGAAGAAGTAGATTTAGAAGGAGATGAAGACGAAGAAGATAATTACTTTGAAGTCTTTGGTAAGGGTCTTGCTAAAGCAGGAATGCTTAACGTAGAAGAAGGAGAAGAAATAGAGTGGAATGAGCAAACATTCTTAGCTAAGATGAACGAGACTATCGAAGATAGAGCTTGGAATCAATTAGAAGAACTTGCTACTGAAACTTACGGAGAAGCAGGAGTACAGATGATTGAAGATATCTTCATTAATAAAGTACCTGTGCAAGAATACTTACAGATGTTCTCAAACGAACAAGTAGTCGAGAATGTAGACTTATCTGTAGAAGGAAACCAAGAAAGAGTTTTCCGTTTGTATTTAGCTAAGACAGGAATGGATGAAGATGAAATCGAAGATCAACTGAACTACGCTAGAGATAATGATCGCTTAGAAGCATACTCTCAAAAGTATCAAGTTAAATTGGTAGAGAAGATGCAACAGGAAAGAGCACTACTTGCAGAACAAAGTGAAGCTCGTGTACAAGCGATGAGACAGAAAGAAGAAGAAAGAGAACAACTCTACGCTGATGTATTAGATGGAGCAATTGCTTCAGGTGCTATTGAAGGGTATCCTATCAACGAGCAATCAGCTACAGAGTTATTTGACTTCGTTCTTTCGAGACCACACGTTCTTCCAAACGGTCAGCGTATCAGTGAGTTTGAATACAAACTTGCTAAGATGCGTCAAGAAGATCCTTCTAAGTTTTTAGCTGTAGCTAGATTAGTTCAAAATGATTTAGATCTAACTCCTGTAAAAAGAAAAGCTGTAACTGATGAGACCAATTCTCTATTCAATGATTTAAAGACCAAGAGTAAAAAGTCTGGTAAGACTTCAAAATCTAATGATGACTTATTCTCACGGTACTTCAAATAAAACATAAAAACAAAAATAATAAATTACTACTATGCCTAATCAAAGTATTCCAAGGGTTAACGGGAGAGTTATAGCTAACGCTCACATGACCAGCTCATTCTATTCTAAAAATGGTTTGGGTAAATTGACAGACAAGAACTTCGTTGAAACCATGCTGCGCACTAAGCCTGATCAGTATGACAAAATGATGATTCGCCTTTTCACCGACACTAAATTGTACAAGAACGACTTGTTGGATTTGGTAATGAAGACTGGTAAGCCTTTTATGGTTAACGATCCTAACGGAGTTTTCACCTACAAAATCAAGAAGCGTGCTGAGTTACCTAAGATCATTGTATCTACTGCTGCTACCTACCCAGGTCGTGATGGTTCTACTTTCGAATTGGTATTTGACAAGAACGTGTTTGTTGTTAACGACATTATCACCGGCCACCGCTATGAGCAAGAAACTCAAATCCAAATCGTTTCTGAAGGTGAAAAACACCAGAACGGTTTCAAGTACAAGTGTACTGCAGTAGGTGCTTCTTCTAGCGACTACGTAGCTGCTACTTTCTTGGCTGTAGGTGTTGAGTACTTCAAGATCGGTAACGTATTGGGTGAGTACACCACTTCATTCTCTAGCTTGGGATTGTTCGATGGTAACTTAGAAGTTATGGCTGATGTATTGCAACAGTATGGTGTTGAACACACTATCACTGACTGGGCTGATGCAACCAAATTGGGTATGCAGACAGACGCTTCAGGCAATCCTATGGACATCACTTACTACTCTGTAAGCGATCCTATGGCTGAAGGTGAGAAAACCAAAATCGTTGGTTGGGAGCCTACAGTATCTCGTTTGCTCCGTATGGAGATGATGCGCATGAAAGCTAACACTTTGATGTGGGGTCGTCAAGGTAACGGTAAAGATGAAAAAGGTCGTCCTACTCGTGCTAAGCAAGGCTTATGGCAGCAATTGCACTTGGGTAACGTTATCTACTACGATCGTGGTCAGTTCTCTTTGAACTTGATTCGTACTGCTATCGGTGACTTGTTCTACAACCGTGTGTTGTTGAAAGACCGTAGCGTGAAGATCTACACCAACCGTTCTGGTATGGAGTTGGCTTCTACTGCTATCCGCAAAGACTTCAACGGTCAGAACTTCATGGTATCTGCTGATAAGTTCTTGGATGGTAAAGATCGTACTAAACAAGGTTATGCTTTCCAATTCGATCACTTTATGACTACTGAGACTGGTCCAGTTGAATTCGTAGAATTAGAGCAATTGAATGAGCATGCTACTTTCTTGGAGTTGGGTCCTAACAAGAAGACTCCTCCAATCTTCATCATCTTGGATGTAAGTGGTCAAGATGACGCAGGTATCCGTGAGGTAAAATTGTCTACTCGTCCTAACATGTACTACCAGTACATTGCAGGTTCAGTAGGATTTGGTGCTCAACAGACATCAATCGCTAGCAAAGATCCTTATTCTACCTACATCATGAAAGACTTCGCAGGTATCTTCTTGGAAGATCCTACCAAGACTGTGATCATTAAAGAATTCCCTCGCATCTAATTGCGAATCTATGACGGAGGGGGTTTAATAGCCCCCTCCTAAATAGATAAAGTTAGAACCAAAAATTAAACCAAACCAAAAATGAGTAAAGAAATAGCACAGGGAGTGCGAATTATTCGTCCCTACAAAAGACAACCTTCTAGCATGCGCACATTAGAAGGATCATTGTACCAGAATGGATATAACTTCATTCCAGGAACAGTAAGAAAGTTTTTCCCACGAGTTGATTCACGTGGAGTAATTAGAACAGGATTAGATGAGAACTCTCCGAAGTTCCGTGGAATCTTGGACACAAAAGCTAGAGAGCAAGAGATGCATAGAGTTAAGCAACTTAGAGAATACTATGAGTCGCTTCTTGATGAATCATTACTGCCTGCTAGTACGTTCTATGACGAAATTAAAGAAAACGGATATACCCTAGAAGACGGAGACAACGTCTTCAATATGGAGAATCCTAGAGAAGCAATTAACTTTTATTGGTTAATGGAGACCGAAATGGTTGCTCACTCTATGGATGATATAGAAAGTGGTAAGATAGATACAGCTATTGTAAAGTTCTACGTTTACAATGGTGATGTAGAAACTAAGACTACTTTTGAACGTAAGAAACGCATTAACAGTGCAATTGCATCTTTAGATAAGATGACTGCAACTAAGCGTAAGAAAGTTCAAAAGCTTATTGGCTTAGGATTACCGATGGATGCTACAGAAGAAGAAGTTTACAATGCAGTAGATGAGTTCTTACGTACACCAGCATCAGCTCTTGATCGAGATCCTATTGATCAGTTTAACAAGATTATGTCATACAGTGACGACTTGTTAGATGTGAAGGCTCTTGTAAAAGATCTAGTAGATAAAAACATCATTAGAATTAAAGGTTCTATTGTATACGAAGGAGAGCATGTATGGGCTAAGTCAATCGAAGAGTTTGAATTGTTCCTTGCAGATCCTAAGAATACAGAAGAGTATACATCCTTTAAGGATAAGTTGAAAAACAAAGCACGAATTGACGCTCTATAAAAACTAAATATATAACATGATCCCTGTTGAGGAACTCATCTATGAGTTTAAACTAACTTTAAATAAAATCAATCGTCAGGATAATATAGATATCCCGATTGAAGATATTATAGTTTACCTCAACAAGGCTCAGGTTAGTTGGATTAAAACTAAACTTAATCCTAACAATATTTATAAAGTAGGCTACGATTCTATCAGAAAGCGTATTGATGATCTCCAGATATTGAAGACCAGCAATGTGCCTCTGAATCCCGTAAAAACAAATGATCTCTTTCACGTTGGCTATGATTGTCCTCTGAAAGACGCAGCAAACTATATGTTTTATATTTCGTCTTACGCAATAGCAAAGAATGGAACCTGTTCTGAGCCCATTACTATAGACTTAGTTAGACATGGAGAACTTACTACTAAGTACCTTGACAACAATTACAGCCCTTCGTTTGAGTGGAGAACAACTTTAGCCACACTGGGGAATGATAACTTGACAGTCTACACTGATAGTAAGTTTAAGATCGAAAAAGTGTTTGTAACATACTTACGTTATCCCTTAGATATAGATGTAGAGGGCTACGTTAAGTTTGATGGAACAAACTCTAAGAATCAAAACTCAGAACTCCCTGAGTATGCACAGTCAGACTTAGTCGACTTAGCTGTTAAATTCGCTGCTCAATCAACTGATAATCAAGCACAAGCTGTGTTTGCTGAAGATCGTTTAAACAAAAACTCTGAATAATATATAAAACTATGAATCACAAGATCACACAAATCTTTGTACCTAGCGCTATCTCTAACGCTACTAGTACTTTTGCAATGGCTGCAAAATCACTTGCTGCCTTTGATGCTGATGGTAACACTAACTTAGGTGCTACCCCTTCTACTCCTGATGCTTTCAAATTGGTTTTTGGAACTGGTACTAACAATAAATATGGTACTTTCAAAACTGGCGTTATCAAGCAAAAGAACATTTTGTCTGTAACCAAGACTAGTCCTGATTTGAGCGTAACTCAACAGGTTTCTTACTTAGGTTGGGACGAAGCTTCTGCTGCTACTCCTGTTTTCAAATGTGACGAAGAATACGTTGTTACTTTGAAAATTGACGAGTACTGGAGCAAAGGCATTTACCAGCCAATGATTCAAGAGTCTGTAGTTGTTAAAACTGCATGCTGCTCTGAATGTGGTGGTGACTGCGATGCTTTGTCTGCTTCTACTTACATGACTGCTATCGTTACTAAGATCAACGCTTCTCCTTTGTTGAGCAAGTATGTTGTTGCTTCTTTGGTATCTAGCGGATCTAACTACGGTGTTAAATTGGTAGGTAAGGCTTTGGATGAATTCGGTAACGCTTGTGTTCCTGATGCAGTTCCTTACGTATTCAACTTGGTACGTTTCAAAGCTCACGTTCATGAAGGTCCTTACAACACTCAAGATTTCGATATCGAAAATTCTTGTGCTGCTTGGACTATCACCTATGCAACTCCTGTTAAATACCCTATCGGTGTTAAGGCTGCTATGGCTGAAATGGAGCGTCACTACTTCACTAACAACTTGCCTGCTGTTGCTGAAGCTCGCTACTACTGGAATCCTATCTACAACGAAGATGTAAATGGTTTCTTCTACGTACCTACATACACTGCTGCTTCTGGTTTCACTATGTATGAAATCACTTACTTAGAAGATTCTGCAGTAGGTTTCGAAAAGAAAACCCAGAACACTCACTCTGTAATCATCTTGGTTGAGACTGGTAGTGCAAATGCTGCTGCTATTGAAATTTTCATCAATAACTTGTTCAGCAACCAAACTACTGTGAACTCTTACACTACTACTGAGCGTGATGCCTTAACTGGTGTAGCTGTAGGTACTGTTATCTACAACACTACCACACAGGTATTCAACGTTTGGGATGGTACTATTTGGGACGTTACTGTCTAACTAATTTAGAATATAGTAGGGGATTAACCTCCCCTACTTTTTCTTACCTATTAATTTAAAATAAAATGAAAGATATCAATCTCAAACCTGGAACATTTAGTGAAACCTTGGAAAATGCTTCTGGCAAAGGTCCTGGGAAATCACTTGTAAAATTTATCTTGGGAGTTTTATCTAGCAACTCAACTTGCTGCGATAAAACTTTTGCTTATGGTAAAGTTAACAACTCTACTATTACTCTTCTTTCTTACAGTACCACAGAATTAGGTGCTTTGACTGGAATGACTGAAGGAACTTTAGCTTACGATACTACCTTGAACAAAGTTCATGTGTATAACGGATCTGCTTGGGTAGCTCTCCACTAATCTCTAAATAAATGGGGGAGATAACACTCCCCCTTTTTTAAAAAACTATGAACGTACAACTTAACTTAGAAGCACTTAAAGCAAAGGATTGCTCTTACTTGTCTATCCTTGATACATCAGTATACCCATTAGCTCCTGATACTGCAGAGATTTCTATCTCAGTACCTGGCTATGATAATCCTTTTACTTTCAATTACACTATTGGCGAAGTAAACATATTCAACTCTTATAACTTTGGATTCACTACTTCTTCTACCAGTGGCTTTACTGCTTTACCTGATGGCGTTTATACTTTAACTATTACCACTTGTCCTGATACTGGTATCAACACTCGCTACCACTTGAGGACTTGTAAGATTGATTGTCGTCTTGGAGTACAGTGGGCTAAGTATGTAGACTGCTGTGATGACGAGAAGACTCTTATTTACTTGGACAAAATTGAGTTTTTGCTTAAGGGTGCTGAAGCACATGCTGACTTATGCAACCCTGCAAAAGCTACTGAATTATATAGAAAAGCCGATGACTTACTCAGAAGACTTGAGTCTGACTGTTAAGAAGAAACTTGCTCATGCTGCTTACAAAGAGTTACAGCATATCAAGTACTTAACAAAACCCTATTATAAAAAGTCTAAAGCACTAGCACGCTTCTTGAAGTATGCTGAATGCATAGACTGCGATACAAAAGCAACTTTGAAAATTAAACTTTAAAACAATGACTAACTGCTGCCCTAATAACAACTGCGTAGAAATCGTTCCTTCTGGGTGCGTAAAGTATACAGGTACTCCTACTCCAGGAGGTCTGATTGATTCTTTTAATTCCTGTGACCCTTATCTGAATGACTTGCTTAAGTTGTTAGACGATAAAGTAGTTAACTTAGACACCCGTCTAGGATTAGATAAAACTACTTTTGATGCAGCAAACAATGCATGTGGTACTAGTCCTGTAATTTCTATGACAGGAGTTACTGTACAAGATGATAAGTACTATTCTGCAGAAGTAGTTGTTAAGTTGGTAGGAGTTATTTGTGAGTTGCGTTCTCGCTTAAACTATTTGTCTGCAAAAGACATCAACGTAAATTCTGGAAATATTCACTGGTTAGATCTTCCTTTAGATTCTTCTTTTAAGGTATGGTTAGCTGATCAGTGCCTTGGCGATAATCCTTGCTCTGGAGACGAGATTCAAAATCTTCGTGGTTTACTTCAGGCTATCATTGTTAAACTTTGTACTTGCTGCGCATAACCATGTCTACTTGTCTTGATTGTTTCGGAACATATACAAACACTCCCTGCGATTCTGTAGGATGTTTGTCAACTAATTACGCTAAATGTATTACCTATTCTGGACTTCCTTTGTACTGCGGTACAGGAGCAGTAGGTAGTGTTAGCAAAACAGGTTTAGCTTTAAGTCCTACAGTTGTTACTGAATACACTGTATCTCCTACAGGAGGATCAGGTTCTGGAGCTTCTGTTAAAGTTACTCGTACTCCAGGTTCTAATGTTTATACTGTAGTAGTATTATCAGGTGGAAGCGGATACACAGTAGGAAACTTCTTAACTGTAGCTGGTAGTGCTTTAGGTGGTGCTTCTCCTGCAAATGATTTGACTTTGCAAGTAACTACTCTTGCAGCTATCATTGCTAACGGAGCTAACTTAGATACAGTTATTGCTAATCTACACCAACGTATCTGTTTGTCTACTGCAAGTGGTGCAGACTATTCTACATTTGATTATGGATGTCTGAGATTAGGTGGTGCATTAACTAGCTTAGGTACTCCTATTACAACTGTAGAAGGATTTGCTGAATCAGCTTCTGCTGCTTTGTGTGCATTAAACATTCGTACTCTTGCATTAGAGACTCCTGCATTCACAGTCCCTGGTTGTATCTCTTTAACTTCAGGTGTATCTACTATTAGTCAAATCTTAACTGCTTATGGAGCTAAGATCTGTTCTATAAATACTCAGTTAGATTTAAGCGGAGTAACTGCAGGTTGCTTTACTACTGCTCCTTCTTCTACTGCTGACTTACAAGTTTGGTTTGATTGGGTAGTAACTAACGTTTGTTCTATTAAGACAACTACAGATGCTAACGTAACTTCAGTAACTACTAACGCTAACAACTTAAAGACTTATATCTCAGGTGGAAGTGCAGTACCTGCTTCTATTGATACTTCTTGTATCACAGGAGGATCTAGCACTAGTACTTTAAGTGCAGCTGCTATCTTGTTTACAAGTCAGATCTGTGCTATCAATACTACCTTAGCGACTATCCCAGCTACAAACTACACTTTAACTTGGGCTACTAACTTTGGAACTACCCCTTACTACGGATATACTTTTAACTATACAAATACTTCTGATACTCTTTCTAACCAGCTAACTAAGATTGTTGCTGCATTGGGAAGAATGAAGATGAAGTTAAATGCTTCTGACTTTACAGCATCAAGCGACTCTGATGGATTGAATGTATCCTTGGCTTCAGGAGTTCGCTTTACTTGTTCTCAATTAAACTCTTGTTCAATTACTAGCTTAGCAGATGTAACCTCTACCTCACCTGCAGCTTATCATAGTTTGTTCTGGAATGGATCTGAGTACGTAAACAAAGAATTGATCTTTACTTCTACTGCAGGTACAGTAGCAATCACACGTGCAAACAATGCAGGAAACATTACTGTAAACTTAGAAGTAGCAGGTGCAAGTATCACTACAGCAGTAACTACTCCTAGGACTGTTTCCAATATGAGTGTTGTCCCTTCAACTAGGTACTCAATTGGATCTCTTCCTAAGTTACATAGAGCAAATGGTATGGTAACCATTTCTGGAACATTTGCAATACAAATTACTGGATCTACTACTTGGGCACATCATCAGTTGATTGACTTCTTGGATATCCCTACAGGATATCTGAACGCTAATCCTGAGTATTTCCACGTAGCAATCTACACCTACACTGCAGCCTCTCCTTCAATTCCTACAGCAGTTGCTCAAGGTCTTGCAGCTTTATCTGGAGGTAGTGTATTGATTTACTTAATCAATCCTGCAGGAACTTTGAGTTTCTCAGCAGGTGATTCTTTAGAAATTGTACTAGGCGGCAACACCTATAAAGTATAATAAAAATCTTGGCAGGGTTTTTTTGGTTGGTTTTCCTGTCATCTTGCTAGTAGGAGCCTGCGAAAGTGGGCTCTTCTAGTTCTTAAATAAACACTTGACTTAACTTTAAAATTAATTTATATTTGTAATAAGCCTTAAATTAACCCAAACTATATACTAATGTATACTAACTCAGACTTAATCGCTAGGGTAAAGAGCGCTAACAAGTTCATCAGTGATGATGATATGATTAGTGACCGCTATATTTACGGCTTATTAAAAACTAAAGCTTCTACACTATTACGTAGAGAAATCAACTTACGAAGACTTCTTACTTCAGATAATGTGTATCAAGCATATGAGTGTTTACATTTAATTGAGGCTCCCGGTTCTGAATGTGATCTTAACTGTCCTATACGTAGAAGCAAAAACAAACTACCAAAAATAGATGAGGGGTTGTATTCGTACTTTATTCAGGGGGTGTTCAACACTTCTAACTCGCAGGAACTTTTTCCTACTACTATTAGAGATTTTATTAATCATAATTCTTTACGTTTTAAGACCCCTAAAAAGTACTATACTATCCGCAATGGATATCTTTACGTTTTAGATCCAGATGTAGAGTGTGTGAATATGTACGCTTACTTTACTGAGTCTATCGAAGATCTTGATGGCTCACAGTGTATGAGTATGTATGATAAACAATTTAAGTTTCCTGGCTACTTGCTGGATACTTTGATTGAAATGTGTAATCAGTCTTTAATCAACTATCATAAGTTGCCTTACGAGACTGAAGACAACAACAGGGATGAACCCAACTAATTATGTCGAAAGACTTTATAAAACCAAACCCAAGAAAACAAGTTAGGAAAAAAGAGAAGGATACAACTTCGGATACGAACTATCTTTCCCTTAGAGCCTACCATCTGTTCTTAAAAGAAACTAAACGCAAAGACATTACCTATAAGCAGTTTTGTGGCATTCCTAAAAAGATTCACATTAAACTTATAGAGAGGTTATTACGTGGAAGATACTCACTGCGGTTTCCAAACTTCGGATCAATTAAAATTGTAAAGACTGAAAATGCGATTAAAGAAGGTAAACATACAATTATTAACTGGAAGCTCTACAATGAAACTGGCATCAAGGTGCCTTATAGAAATTCACATACCGATGGTGCAGTCTATAAATTTCATTTGTATCCATATTCTAAACGAATAGTTGAGTTTGGTTTCTACGATCTAAGAATGTCTAACAGACATAAAACAGCCTTAGCTCAAGCAATCAAAGACAACAAACTAAATATAAGGTAAACTAAAATAAAATGAAATACGATAACACTAACTTTATTTCCTCTGAGCCTTTAGTTGCTGAAGTAAAGCAAGAGCTCAAGTCGTACTTTGAAGCTGGTGCTATCAGTGAGGTTCTTATTCCTACTTTCATTGATCAGGCTTTACGCAAACTTCGTGTAATGGTATTGAAGCCTGAAGAAGCTGTACTTACTTTCTCTAATTATAAATCTGAATTACCCTGTGACTTTTCTTTGTTAGACTATGCTTTGATTTACGAAGCAGATGTACAATGGACTTCAGGTGTTAATTCTATGCAGGGATACTGGTGGCAGAATCTAGAATGTACTGGAGGTTGTGATGCAGGAGACTGTGTCAAGCAAGAAAACTATTACGAGACTATCAGTGTACCTACACCCGGTTTTAAGATTACTATGCAACACCCTAAGATGCTTAGAGTGTATCATGGTTCTAAGACTATGTGTATTGAGGGTTGTGAAAACCTCAATGTGTCGTCAGCTGATGTATTACAAATTTATCCAAATAAAACAGTTAGTGCAACGTTTGAAACAGGTTGTGTTTTCCTTAGATATTACTCACGTCCAATGGACGATGATAACATACCTATGGTGCCAGAAATTCTTGAGATTGAAGAGTATGTCAAGTCTTATCTTAAGTTTAAATTTTTTGAGCAGCTTTGGCATTCAGTAGTAGACGAAAGTCAACGTCAAGTAGAGTCTAAGTTTCAGTACTACAGACAAGATCAATTAAATAAGTTACAAGCTGCTAATGGTTACTTGTTAACCTACACTAAACAGCAGATGGCTGATAACGTAGCCCGTACTAAAAATCGCTTTACTAAGTTCCATATCTCCTAAGTTTAATGGATAACAAGATCAATCAAAATATAGCAGGTTTAAACCTTGATTCGGTTAATTACCAGATCAAGGAGAACATGATTACGTTTGCTCTAAACGCAAACATTCAGTCTCATGATGGTAACTCTACCACATACACTAACGAATCTTCTAACCAATTATGTTTTGATTTTACTTCTCAGTATCCAGGGTATAAGATTGTAGGTAACCTCAGTATCTTAGAACAATCTAAACTTATTGTTTTCTTAGCTCATCCTGATGGAAGATCCTTAATAGGCGAAATAACTAACTTAGATAAAGATTGTACAACATTAACTGAAACTGAAAAGGATTGCGGTTGTGTATCTGGTACAGTAGTTACTAGTACGGTAGGTTCACAATTAGGGGAGTCTTTAGATACCTGTTGTACCTTCACCCCTTTAATCGTAGATGATTGCTGCCAAGAAACAGGTGGTTGTTATTTCTATTCAGTAGAATCAACTGAAGAAACAGGAGAGTCAAATCAAGCTTATACAGTTAACTGGACAGACTGTAGTGGTCAACCACAGAGTCAAACTTTTTTTGGTATAGGCTTCTTCTTAGCTCGTAGAGGTGAGTATGTACTTCCACCTAACGTAAGACTGATTAGTGAAGTATACGAAGGGGGAGAAACTCCTTGTGAACCAGGAGGAGGATGTTGCTTAAAGTTATCAGTAGACTTTCCTGTGTATGCAGAGTATCGTATAGATAACTGTGAAACTAAAGTATACTTTGTTGCTCGTAACATACAACCTCGTTATTTCTCATTAGAGGAACCTTTGGGTAGGGATCAATGTGGTGAACCCATTACATCTCTTTCAAACGCTTGTGAGCGCTTAAAACTATTCCCAGACTTCTGTCAGCCTGAAGTGTATCCTACTGCAGTTGATTCAGGAGGAAGACTTAAGGGTGGTGTATATTCTTTCTCTGTAGCTTATGCAGATGAGAACGGTAAGGAACTTACAGACTATATTGATTTCTGTAACCCTATTCCAATCTTTGAGAGAGCTATTACTGAACAAACTGAATACGAAACTTCTAAATCTATTAGAGTTTCTATAGATCATAAAACTGCAATCTTTGATTACTTTAACTTAACTGTTGCAGAAAACATTAACGAAGTAACTACATACCACTTGGTAGGTACTTACAGAGTGAATCAAAGTTCTTTATCTGATTCTATTATTTATACAGGAGATTACTCTTCTACCTTCTCTTCTATTACTCCTTTAATCCGTAGTCCTCATTACGAGCATGCTGAGATTATTGAGAAACAGAATGACATTTTAATATTAGCTGATCTAGTAGAGACTCCTAAGTACAACTTCCAACCTATTGCAAATCAGATCCAACTTAGGTGGGAAACTGTACAAATGCCAGTAGATAAGAAGTTTGACTACTCTAATCCAGAAGTTGCTTATTTCTTCCGCACTTACCAAAGAGACGAAGTTTATCCATTTGGTATTAAGTTTAAACTAAAGAACGGTAAGTATACAGATGTATTTCATATTCCTGGAAGACTTGCTAACAGTACAGACTTTGATCTTATGGATCCTGCTAACAAAGACGTATTTCATATTGTTAACGATTGTATAGCAGAAGAACAGTCTTTACGTTGGCAAGTGTACAATACAGGATCTAAGGGTTTAATGTATTCTCAAAATCCTGCAAACAAACAAGAAGAACAATACTCTTGTGCTATCGTACCAGGAGAAGCAGGACAGTTTGCTTATTGGGAATCTACAGAAACTTATCCCTGTTACGAAGAAGTATGGGGAGACTTAGCAGGTCAACCTATTCGTCACCATAAATTTCCTGATAGTGCTATTACACACATCCACAAGAACGATGAACCAATCATCTATCCCATAGGAGTACGTGTACAGGAAACAATATTTGAATCTATAGTAAATAACACCACTGTTTACGATCCCTTAAACACTTATGGTAATCATCAGATTCCTGTTAAGGAACTTATCTGTGGATATGAGTTGGTAAGAGGTAATCGTGTAAATAACAAATCAGTTATTGCTAAGGGACTTGTGTATGATGTAGGAACCTTTTTAGATGAAACTACAGGAAAAAAATCATACTATCCTAATTACCCTTATAATGACTTAAATCAAGATCCTTACTTAAAGATGGGATCTGATTGGTACAAAGAAGGAGATAGAGGTATGGTTAGCGATGATATGGGAAACCATTCTGGATTCATGACAACTATAGCTTTTGGATCACAGAGATTTACTTTCCATTCACCTGATACTCACTTTCAGTATCCTAAAATTGGAACAGAACTTAAATTAGAAACACTAGAGTATGGAACTGTAAAGGGGCACTTTGTTCCTGTACTAGATCATCCTAAGTATAAAATTGCTGGTAAAGGAACTAATGTGTTGGCTGCAGGTATAGCTGGAATACTTTCTTATATTACGGAAAATGAAGCACGTAGTGATGCAGGTACTTCTACTGGTAGAAGTGGAGCTGCTAAATATATTAACGATGTTAGTCAGATTGTTACAAATACTACCCTCTTAAAAGACATTATTGAAAAAAGTTTAGCTTACAAAGAACTTGCTTGGCAATATAATTCAGTAGGTAACTATACTAAGTACGAATCTATTCCTAATACTGGAGATAAAAGACGTGTATTGCAAATTGGATTATACGCTAATGATAAAATAGTTGAATTAAATGACGATGCTCCACTACATAACAGGTTAAGAGAGACTTCTGTTTATTTAAAAGTAGGAGAACCATTTACAATTCATTCTGCTCTTACTATTGTAGATACAACAAGATTTACAATCTCTCAAGCAGGATTAGAAGATAATCCTTCTAAGATTGTAGAGTCAAATACTAGATCCTATTATTCTTCTATCAAAAGAAACTTTCCTAATCAGTACGGTCCTATAGAAAATATTAAATACGTTTCTACTGGATACAGTGCTGATGTAAGTGTAGATGACTCTGGATACTTAAAAGTAGAAAGAACTTTCTATCCTGCATTTGGAGGAGACACTTATATTAATCAGTTTGCACTTAAGCGTAAACATTCTTTCTTTACTCGTAACTTAGCTAACTTACCAGCTAAAGTAGATAATGTTCCTTTTGATTATTGGTTGTATCCTAATCTAGGATATCCTACATTCTATGCAGGTAACTCATCAGAACCTATTACTGCTGCAGATATTACATTAAGTCTATTAGCTTTTGGTGGAGGAGTCGCTCTTACTAATACAGCTGTTTTAGATGGCATAGCATCTTTAGCAAGTAATTCACTAGCTATTGCTGCACAAATTGCAGGAAATATAATTTTAGCAGAAGCTTTTGCTAGTGTATTAAATGACTTTGTACCTAAAATAAATCTTGATGATAGCAACAGTCCACTCGATATAAATCGTACGGGATACTTCTACACAGCTTCTTATGGTATTCCAGTATTCTATGTAGAGTCTGATATTAACGTAGACTTGCGTCATGGAAGAAATGACTTAGAAGAGAACTTCTATCCTAACGTAGGAGATGGTATCCCAGATGACTGGTTGCATGAAGTAAACGTACCTATTAAGTATGATAACTTCTATCACTACAACGCTACTTATTCTGCACAGAACTTAAGTCCTAACTTACCGTATAGATTAAAGTATCCTTCTTTAGAGTGTTTGTCTATTCACCATAACCGTGTAATCTACTCTGATCCTGCAAACTCTTCTAACTATCTTTCAGATGCTTGGAGAGTATTCCGTCCAGGTAATTTCTATGACTTCCCTAAACAAGGAGGTCGCTTAGTTGACTTAAATGCAGGAGAGAACGAAAGAGTATATGCTAGGTTTGAAAACACTACTAAGGTTTACAACTCTCGTATTACTCTAAGCACTACTTCTCCTTATCAGTTAGAGATTGGTAATGCAGAGATGTTCAAACAGAAGCCTGTTGACTTGGCTAAGAGTGATCTAGGTTATATTGGAACTCAACACAAAGCTTATGTTAAGTGTGAGTACGGAACATTCTGGGTAGATGCTAAACGTGGTCACATCTATCAAATTACAGGAGACGGGTTTAACGAGATTAAAACAGAAAACAATTACAACTGGTTTAAGCAAAACTTACCTTTCCAAATCCTTAAAGACATTCCTAATGCAGACATCGACAATCCTCCTGTTGGATTAGGTATTGTTATGGGATGGGATGAAAGATATGAGAGAGTGTTTATTACTAAACTAGACTATAGAGTTAAACCTCAGTATCGTGAAGGAAGTCCTTCAGTAGTTAAATATATTACAGACACATCTGATAGCAACTATCGTAAGTATGTATTAGAGTCAGGTAACACACAAGTGACTATTACTTTTGGTGATCCTACTTACTTTGAGAATAAGTCTTGGACAGTAGCTTACTCACCTAAGTTAAAGAACTTTATTTCTTTCTACTCTTTCCTTCCTAACTTCTTTGTTCCTTTACTTGGTCATTTCCAAACTTTGATTAATACTTCTACAGGAGCATCTACTTGGAATCATAACTTGTCTATCTATACCTATCAGAATTACTACAACAAGTTGTATCCTTATATTCTAGAGTATAATGTAAACTCTTTCCCACAAGTATCTACTGTAAACTCTGTTACTTTGATGCAGGACATTCAAGAATACTATTCTGATTACGAGTACTATTCTTTGTCTACTGCTAACAAGAAGAACTTAGCAAACTTTACTAAGGCTATTATTTATAACAAAGAACAGTCTACTGGTATTATTAAGTTGATTCCTGAAGAGTTTGGTAACACAAGACAGAAAATTACCTATCCTAGAATGACAGCAACAGGCATAGAAGCTCTTATCTCTCGTAGAGAACACTTGTATACCTTTAATGGATTTTGGAACGTTGCAGCTCAAGGAAATGGTCAACCTCTATGGTCGACTCAGTGGAGTGACTTAGTTACTCAGTACCCTATAGACAAAGTGCCTAATACTAAGAGTGTAAGACCTGTATCTGTGTCTTATCAGAAGTCTAAGATTAAGTCTGACTTTGCTAAAGTAAGACTGATTCAAGATCAGTACTCTAGATTTAAGTTTATTAACACCATTCAAATAACCCAAACCAACCCATAATATCATGAAAGAAAAAGAACTCTTCACAACAGTTAAACCCGAAATAGTACTGGGACAGTTATTCCAGTCTAGGGACATCATTCACTTAGCTCACTTACAAACAACTTCGTTTAGTGAGCACAAAGCTTTAGACGGTTACTACTCAGAAGTAATTGGTCTATTAGATGATTTAGTAGAAGCATACTTCGGAACTATTGGAAAACGCTTAAACTTTAAGATTCCTGGATCAGAGTATATGAATGCTAAAGCTCATCTTACTTACATGAAAGACTATGTAATGAAGCATCGTAATGTATTCGGAAACGAAAACACCCATCTACAAAATATCGTAGATGAGATCATTGCTTTGATTACTTCTACTTTATATCAATTGACACTAAACTAAATAACTAAATTAAACTATATGAACCGTTTAAAGAAATCTTATTCTACCTGCATGAGTTGCGGAGGTAAGAAAATGAAATCAGGAGGCAAGTGGATCCAGTCTGCTATTAAAAAGCCAGGATCTTTTACTGCACAAGCTAAGAATGCTGGTATGTCTGTACCTGCATTTCGTGATAAAGTATTAAGCAACAAAGAAAAGTTTTCTAGTACCACTGTAAAGAGAGCTAACTTAGCTAAGACTCTTGCAGGAATGCGTAAAGGAGCAGATGGTATGGAAATGGATATGCCTAGAGAAATGGATATGCCTACAGTAAAACCAATTGATCCATTAAACATGGCGGCTAAGAGTACTTTAAACCAGTTAGAAGGTTCAAATCTTTCTCCTGAAAGACAGAAGGTAATGAAGTATCAGCAAATGCTTAAGAGTAAAGGATATAATATTGCTGCTGATGGAGCTTGGGGACCACAAACACAGAAGGCTTATGAGTCTTATATTAAGACTAAAACCTCTACAACTGCTAGTAAATCCAAGTTAAGTCCTGACTTAGAAGCTATTCATGGAACTCAGAATAAGCCAGTACGTATGCAAGAAATTTCTATTAAAGCTAAGAAGCCTATGAGTACAGCTTCTAATTTAAAACAGATGCCAAATACCAGAATGGAACCTGCATATGTTACTAGTGCATTCAACAACCTTTCTAAGTATAAGAAAAACTCTCCTAAGCAAAACTCTTCTAAGATGTCTCCTTACAAGGGAGTATCTGCTAATGAGAAGTTAGTATTGGATCGCTTAGCTAAATACAAAGCAGGTAAACCACTTCGTTAAATTATGTTTGTCCCAGGAGTAAACGGTTCTATAATTCCCAGTGCACCCTCAGGTTCTAAGCTTAAGGGTGCATATAAGAATTCTAAAAAACGTAAGATGCCTAATGGCGGAATAGAACTTGCTTTAGATGCAGCTTCTTACATTCCACCACCAGTAGGTACAGTGGCTTCACTTCTTGGTGCAGGTTTGAATGCCTATCAGGGGGATTATACAGGAATGAGTCTAGACTTAGCTAGTGCTGCTAGTGGTGGAGCATCTAAGTGGTTTGGTGCAGCTGCAGATGCTGCAAAGATGGCTAATTCTGCGAGACTTGCTTCAAGTATGGCATCTAAAGCTAAAACATTTCAAACTTTTTCTAATCCAGTAATATCTAAGACAGCATCAACAGTTAGAGATTTTAGTTCAGCTACGCAAAACTCTCCTTATAACTCAACTATAAGAACTCCCCAGAGGGATAATGCTCAAGTACAATTTAGACCTAATCCTAATTTACGTAGGATGGAAGAAGGCGGAGAAGTAGAAGGTGATGATAAAGAGATGGTAGATGGAGTAGCTGCTATCTTAAGAGGAGTTAAAAGTAAATCAAATAGACTACAGTTAGCAAATAAACTTGCTAAACAATTTAATAGAGAAAAAGTAAACTATGACTTATCTTCTTTCCTAAAAAAATCTAAAGTAAAGAAATAGTATGTTGTCTTTAACAGAAGATCAGGTAACTAAGTACATCACTAACAAGAGTCGTAGTGGAGTTATTTATAAAATCACCAACCTAGTTAATGGTCATTTTTACATAGGAAGTAGCCAGAACTTTATTAAAAGATATTATACACACCTTAATCATATAAGAATAAATAAAAGCTCTTGTACTGTTCTAATTCGTGCAGTTATTAAATACGGAGAGGACAATTTTAAATTAGAGATAATAGAAGAATGTGAAACTCAAGACCTACTTGCAAGAGAACAACATTACTTAGATACTTTATTGCCTGAGTATAACGTGGCAAAGATTGCAGGAAGTAACACTGGAATAAAGAGAAGTAAAGAAACCAAGGAAGCAAAGTCTGCGCAACAAAAACAAAACTGGCAAAATACAGAATACAAAAACAAACACTTAAAACTATTATCTAAGAATTGGAAATCTGGAGAAGCACACAGTATGGCAAAATTGACCGAGTCAGACGTAGTTAAGATAAAAACAAAACTACAATTGGGACATAAGCCAAAAGAAGTTGCAGATATGTTAGGACTTAGTTACTATTCTGTAAAAGACATCCATAGAGGTAAAACTTGGAAAAACGTAATAATATGAAAAAGAAATTAAATAAACTGGGTGTAGAAAATTCTTTATGGAATAACATCCGTGCTAACAAAGGATCGGGTAAGAAGCCTACAAAGGAAATGCTTAAGCAAGAGACTAAGATTAAAAAAGAAAGTCGCTTAAAGAAAGCGTACATGGCTAAGGGAGGAACTATTGCTAAGACTACTAAAGGTCCAGGAGCAAACTATCGTCCTACTAAATCAGGAGCAGGTATGACTCAAAAAGGAGTAATGGCTTATCGTAGAGCAAACCCTGGATCTAAACTAAGCACTGCTGTTACAGGTAAGGTAAAGCCTGGTAGCAAAGCAGCTAATCGTAGAAAGTCTTATTGTGCTAGATCATTAGGTCAGTTACGTAGATCCTCACAGGCTACACAGAATGATCCTAATAGTAGAATCAGACAAGCACGTAGGCGTTGGAAGTGCTAATAACTAAATAAACTAAAACTAAATATATGGCCGCTAAAGCATCTAAATCAAAATCAACTTCTACTGCTTCTAAGTTTAAAGTTAAACCAAAGATTCGCAGAAAGGGAGTAGTAGCAAAAACTAAAGCTTCAAAGTTAAAGTCTAGTAAGAACTACTTAAAGAAATCACGAGGTCAGGGGTAAGCAATTACCCCTTGCTTTTTTTTATTAATCTTGTATATTTGTATAACTAGCTTATTCTCAAGCACTTATTAACATACTAAGTTAATAACATTAATCATTAAAACATGTTAAGAAACAATCTTTTTAAGAGATTTGGTCAATCAGGTATGAAAGAACCTGTAGACAAAATATCTGGAGCAGGTCTAGAGCCTATTCAAGACTATCCTACTATAGAAGAGATAGCTAGTAAGATTAAGCCTATCACTAAAGATATGATGGGATTAGGCAAACCTAAGAATGAAGGAGAGTATGAAAAGGCATATGGAGAGTTGGAAATCTCTCCTGCTAAAAAATCTTCTATTGCTCCTATTACAGAACGTCAAGGTATAGGAGATAGAATGTCTGCAGATATACGTAATCAAGATCAAACCTTAGATGAAGCAGAATATTTTACTACTAATCCTGAAAGTATACAAGATGCTCAAGATGTAAGTAATGAAGTAGCTTCTCAGTATAATCCTAAAACAAAAAAGAAACTTCCTAAATTTGGAGAGGACTTTGGAGATGCATTAAATCTTGGATTACTAGGATTAGATGCAGCTCTTACATATAATCAAGACTTAGAAAATCAACGTAAATTAACTGAATCAATTCAACAAAAAAACTCTAAACCTCTTTACGACTATAACTTTATGTATGGTCCTACTACTAGTGGTGGAACAGAGTATCAACCTACAATCAAAGCCGAAATGGGTGCAAAAATAAATAAACGTTATGCTAGTGATGGCATGAACGATGTAGAGATCGAAGGAGGAGAGTTTATCCAACTTCCAAACTTAGAGACAGAAATAGCTGAAGGACCCTCTCATGAGAATGGAGGTATCCCTACAAACCTTCCTGATGAAACTCGTGTTTACTCTAACAACTTAAAGCCAGAAGGCTCTAAGAAAACCTTTGCTCAGATTGCTAAGAACTACGATACTACTTCATATAAGAAAACCTTAGAGAATCCTTTTGCTAAACAAGTAGATAAGGATACTGCAGGTATTATGATGCAACGTAATCAAAAGATTCTTGATGAACTCTTCAGAGACCAGCAGATTATGAATGGTAATTCTAACGGGGAAGTAGAAGCTAAGAATGGAGCAGGTATCAATAACCCAGGATTTAAATCATTACCTGGTTATGTACAAGCTAAAATTACTGCTAATATGAAAGACGGAGGTAAAAAGAATCCTCAACCAGATGTTACAAGTCTTCCTCCACAACTTCGAAACTACGCTAAATGGGATCCCGGATTTCAAAAGAAAGATGGTTCTATTGGAGCTTATAGATTAGAAGTACCTGCAGGTTTAGATCAAGATGCACTTACTAGTGTAGCAAGGGCAGCTGAGTCTTACGGAATCAGCAACTTAGTTCAAACATCTAATACAAGAATGCAAGGAGCTCCTGGTATTAAAGGATTCCATTCAGGACTTTCTCCTCAAGACTTCGAAAAGAAAATTGTAGCAGAAAGTATAGGTAAAGAACAGGCAGGAAAATTAAATGAATTAGAGACTCGTCAAAAAGCTTTTGAGTTAATGGGGGTGGATACTGAAGGGTATGATGTAAACGATGCTTCTAAATTATATGCTGATGACTACTTTAGAGAAAAAGCATTCTATCCTGCATTTCAAAAATACTTACCTGAAAATAAATTTAGGGCACAAGAAGGCGATGATAAAATGTTTGGCTTTGAGCATTATGATGCAATTAAAGCTAAAACTCCTCCAGGAGAAACCCCAGAAGAAACCCCTAAACAGGATGTAACTGGAGGAACTCCTGTTGGTGAAGTGGGAAAACCAGTAACAGGTAAATACACTAGAGGACAGTTTCCTTTGTATCAAGCTATTCCTGAAGCTATGGGATTAGCTCAAGCACAAGAAATCTACTCTTATGCTATTCCTGAAGTAGACGCTCCTTACGTACGTCCTCAGACTTTAAACATTCAGAGTGAGTTACAAGACATTGATAATATGGGAATGGCAGCTATGAGATCAGGAGCAGATCCTAACATGGCTTACATCGCAGGATTAGACGCTAAACAAAAAGCTTTTCAGTCTAAGCAAAACTTCGATGCTCAGGGACGTTCTCAAGCTGATATGGCTAATGCACAAATGAGTATGCAAGCAGATCAGTTTAATGCTCAGGCTTTTGATCGTGTATACAATAACTTAGTAGGCCAAGCTAGAGATGCTCAGTCTGGAGAAAAGTTAGCAGCAGTTGCTAGTTTAACAGAGAAAAGAGGTAAATTTGAACAAGACGAAAACCTTAAAGCTATGGGTATTCCTATTGTTGCTCCTGGCTATGATGTTAATTCTACAGGTGATATGAGTTTACCTGCAAATATGAAAGCTGCTTTTGACTATTATAATTATATGAAAGATCAAGATGCTAAAGCAACTAAGACAGCTAAAAAAGGAATGTACAAAAAATCTAAAAAGTAAACCATGCCAATTTCAGCACAACATACAAAGTTTGAATATCCAGATTATATTTCTCCTTTACCAGCAGACGACCTATTAAAGTTTGCTCAGAAAAAGCAAGAAATGTATGATGAAGGTGTAGCTAAAGTACAACAGAACATTGACAGTTATCATAACTTACGTTCTTCTATTCTTACTGACGTAGAGAAAGAGTACTTTGATAAGAGTATGGGTAACCTAGTAAAGGCTATTAGTTCAAGCGCAGGATTAGACTTCTCTAACAAAGCAAATGTACAAGCAGTTTTAAACGTAGGTAAACCCTTAGAAAGAGATCAATATATCTTAACAGCTATCTCTAACGGTAAAGAAGTATCTCGTAGGCAAGAACAATTGTCTAAGATGAAGCCTGGAGAACGTAGTGCAGTTAATGACTACTTCTATATGAAGGACGTTAACGACTATATGCAAAGTGGTAAGTTAGGTCAAAAGATCGGTTACGGCAAAGACTATACTCCTTACGTAGATCTTTCTAAAGATTGGATGGAGTTTATGAAGACTCAAAAGCCTAATCAAAACGAGACTTTTAATATGCAATCTGGTATGGGACCTGCTTATATTGAAAAGGTAACCGTAGAAGGATTTAACACAGCAGACTTAGCAGAGAAGTTTAAAGCTTTCATTGCAACTGATCCTAACAAGTTACGTCAGTTTCAAATGGATGCTGGTTATAGTCTAGACCAAATAGGTAAAGATAATGCTTATACAGGTTACGTAGAAGATATGCAGTCTAAGGCTACTACAGCAGCACAGAATGCACAGATGTTTAGGAATGAGGCAAACAGATTAGAAAGAGCATACGCTACTACTAAGTCTCCTACTGTTAAATCACAATTAGAACAGGCTAAACAAAAAGCAACTTACTACGAACAATCTCGTTTGTTAGCAGAACAAAAAGCTTCTACTACCTTAGAAGACTTTGACTTAGGTGAGTACATGGAAATCTACCAAGACAAGTTTGCTACAAACATGGGTAACATGTATGCTAGTCAAAAAGTAAGTAGAGATCTTATCAGCAACGAATACTGGAAAGAAGCTAGAGCAGATGCTAGACAAATGCAAAAGATTAACGCTGATAGACAGACTGCAATTGATATTAATAACTTAAATCAAAAAGTAAGTTTCCAAGCTGACACTTCTGTAATCAAACCTTTGTTACAGAACTTTAGTAAAGTTCAAAGTAGCTTGGCTGTTATTGCAGAACAAGCAAGACAAGATGGAAATGCTGGAGCTGCTTCTAACCTTAATGAAGCTGTACAGAATTTTAGAAGAGCTGAGAAGGCTACAGGAAAAGATCAACTATTCTACATTGAACAAGCACTTGCTAAACTTCCAAAGAGAGGTATCAATTCTAAATATCAAAATGCAATCTCAGCAATCCTTTCAGGTTCTGAAGGCACAGACTACGAGTCTACTAATACCAGACTAAGAGAAGACCTTAGAAACATTAGAACTGCTATAGATAAGTACGGTGAGGGAGAAGATATTAATTTACCTGTAAGTGTAAACGGTATCTTCGATAGAACCTTAGGGGGTATGACATCTTTTGACTTTATTAGAAATGCTCCTAATTTAAATAACTTTTATATAGGTGCAGCTGATATTAGTACCTCTACTACAGATGATGGAGGAACTACTAAGACTACTAGATCTGTGAAGTATTCTTCCGATATAGATAAGAAATAAATTTATCTATCTTTATTAATTACAATTAATTATATTTGTTTACACAGTAATTTTAACTAACTATTAGATGCCACAAGATCCTATAATTGCATTACTTCAGAATCAAGGACTAGATCCATTTACACAATCTAAGCCAGTATCTCGTCTACAGGCTGCTAGTATATCTACATCAGCTGCCGAAATAAGTAGAGCAGCTGCAGCACCTTTTCAAGCACAGTTGACTATTGGTAAAGGAGTAAATGATATTTTAGCAGGAGGAGCTAAAGCAGAGATGCTTAGCCCTTATGAAAACGTATCTAGTTCTATGCTTAAGGGAATTGAGATTCCTCAGATAAGTTTAGACAAAGGAATACAACAAGAGATTAAAGTATCTGCCGATGTATTGAGTAGGACTTTAAGAGAAGGAAGTCTTGAAGAAAGTCAAGCGGCATTAAAAGAACTACGTGATAAGTATAATAATATTTCTAAGTCTGTTTTAAGTAACAAAGAAAAAGAAAACTTAAGACAAGCTTATGCAGGTTTAGTAGAGCAGGTTAACCAGATCAATACGTTTAAATTAGCTAAACAACAGACTGATTCTTTCTTTTCTGAAAATGCTTTAGAGGACAGAGAAAAGGGACTTAAAGACTTTAATGCTAACTCACGTCTTCCTCTTTCACTTAAATCTAAACAAACTAAGAACTCTGACATTATCAATAGTCTTGCAGATTTAGAATCTAATAGAATAGGATCTAGACTATATAACGAAGAAGACTTATCTACTTTTAAATCTACCTATGTAGATACTGATAAGGATCTTTATGCTGGTATGGAAATGCAGTATAATTATGCTGTTAAGCAATCAGTAGATGAAAAGATCAACGACTATCAGAAACAAATCCAAGATTTAGATTCTCAAATTAAGCAGTCATATGATCAAGGTCAGAAGAATGCGTTAGCTATGCAGAAAGCAGGTGTAGTAAAAGAACTTAACTACGCTAATAACCTTTCTCAGAAACTTAAGCCTTACACTAATGAAGATACTTACCTAAAGAACTTCTACCCAGAAGAGTATACTAAGAAAAAAGATAGACAAAAACAGGAAGTATATCGTAATGAAATGCTTGCTGAAGGTGATCAAGGATCTTGGTCAGAAACTCTATATAGAAGTGCTCAGAGTATAGGTTCAAATTTTACCAAACAAATTTCAGGTGCAGCTTATTTTTTTGGAAACAAAGAACTTGGATACAGACTTAAGTCTGCTGCAGAGTCTATTGCTCCTCCTACTTACTTTGTAGGTAAAGATCTAAACAAGAATAGTAAAATAGACGATTCTGAAATTACTAGAGACATTCATGGTAACCGAGTTACTATGAGTCAAGTAAGATGGATAGATAAAAGCGGAGAGTCTCATTGGAACCTATGGGCTCCTGTAGAACAAACTCTTCCTATCTTAACAGACGTACTTACTACTATTGCAATTTCTAAAGGATTAGGTGCAGTAGGTAGAGGTGCAGGATTAACTTATGGTAGGATGGGTGCTGCTGCAGGATTAGGTGAAGCTGCAAATGCTAGCTTTGTAAAAAACTGGGCTCCACGTATTTCTACTATGGGTATAGTAAGTGCTACAACTTTCCCTAGATTTTATGCAGAAGAACGCTCTAACTTTAAGAACTCTGATGATGCATTTAAAGTAGCTACTATGCGTGCGGCTGTAGAAGGTCTTACAGAATCTATTGTACCTGATGTAAACATGTTTAGTGGCAAGATTGCTTACGGTGCTTTAGATCCTGCATTTGCTAAACTAGGTAAATTAGATCCTGCTAGTCTGAGTCGCTTAACAGTTAAGAGAGATGTTCTATTAGGACTATTACCTAAGGGAGCTATATCACCTGCTAAGGCTGCTTTGTTAATGGCTCCTGCAGCTCTAAGAAGAACTCTAACAGGAGCTTCTCAAGAAGCTATAGAAGAACTAGGTTCTTTAGTAGGTAACTATGTTGTAGATCAGTATGCTTCTAATCAAAACTTTGAAGTAGAAGAAACTAATCAACTAACAGGTGAGGCTTTCTTAGATACTTTTGTAGAAGGTTTTATTCCTTCTTTGTTTATTTCAGGGGGTTCTACTTTACTTGCTAAAGGAGCAATGAAAAAAGAACGCTTAGATCAAGCAAGATGGAACATAGCAAACAACCCTGAAAAGTATAAACAGTTAATCGCTAACCAAGTTCAAAACCAAAAGATCACCAAAGACGAAGGTTTAAAAAGAACTGTTGCAATTGATAGACTAGCTAAACAGTTAGACGTTATTCCTGAAATTCAAAACATCAAGAGTCTAACTACCTTATTGGATGACAAAGAAGCTCAGTATAACTTCTTTAATAATGTTCTTTTTCAAGAAGATCTTCTTACTGTAGATACTACACAGTTAAGTGAAGAACAAGTAGAGCAACATAAAGAGTCTTTGGCTAAAGTAAGTAAAGACATTCTTACTACGAAAAATCTAGCTGATAAGTATGCTGGACTAGAGGAGAACGATAAGAAAGCAATCATATCTAAACTGTTTGATAAGCAAGCTCAGGCTGCAACCTCAGAGGATGCTACTCTTTCTTCTATTATGTTTACTGCAGAGCAAACCAAACAAATGATGGTTACTGCTCCTGTAAACGATCCTAGATACGAATTTATTAACGAACAGTATAAGAACTTCCAAAGCAAGGTAGATGCTAATATTAGAACTAGGGTTGAGAACTTTGCTTCTAGATTAGAAAGCACTCCAGAGCAAGTAACTCTACTTGAGTTGCAGATGGCGCAAGATAATTTCTTACCTGCATTAGAACGCTTAGATGCTTTAGATAAAGGTATGCAGGTAGAGAACTCTCCTATGGCTCCAGAGATGGGACCTATGCCAGATAATACTCCTGAGTTAATGCAAGCTATCAAAGACGAATTAGCTTCTAGAAAAATAATATCAGCAGAAGACTTTAATCGTGAAGTAAGTCAGAACTTAAAGAATCCAGAAACTAAACAAGTACAAGAATCTCAGTTAAGTGTAGCAGAGTTGTCTGAAGAAGAACTTGCTACTGGAGAGTTGAGTGAAACAGCTCACGAACATTTAAGTGATACACAAAGATTTTCTTTAGCGACTAGTTTACAAAATCACAAAAAACAAAAAGATCAGTCTCCTAGTGAGTTAACTGACTTAGAAGAGTTTAGAAACAGAACTCTGTTTAATATATACAAAAGTAGTTTAGAAGGTCTTACTCCTGAAAATCAGGTAGCAAAGATTATAGAGATGAACAAAGTTGCTTTGGGCATAGCTGTAGATACTCCAGCGGTTAATAACTTCTCTGCTAATCCTACTAACACTGCTGTTCCCGTAACTCCTGCACCTGTAGTAAACATACCAGGTCAATTAGACGAAGTAGACAGAGAGGTTTACACTGAGTATGCTAATTACTTGGCTGAGTTTAATCAACAGTTAGCAGACTTCGATCCAACTGCTGATGAGACTCGTACAATGGTAGCTGAGTTTAACAAGAATCTTTTTGACAGTCTTTTATCCTTAGATTCTTTAAACGCAGTTAGGTCTGCTTTGTTGGCTGTTTATCCTGAGAATGTATTAGGAATTGAAGCTATGTATGAAGCAGCTAAGCAGGGTAATATAAACTTAGATTCAATACAATTTAGCCCAAAGAAGAAAGAAAGATTTATTGCTCGTTTAAAAACTCTTATGGGTGAAGCAGACTCTACTCCTGAAACTCCTGTAGTTGAAACACCAACTAATGAAGTATTAGAAGAAGCACCAGAGATTGCAGAAGATGGAGAAAATAATCAAACAGATAATTATGACTCAGCACAAAAGTCAACTGAATTAAGTCTGACAAATCTTCTTAAAGGAACTAAAGGATTAGAACTTCAGTTAATATCTGTAACAAAAGAAGACGTATCCCTTAACGATCCAGCAGTAAATCTTGCTTATAGCATTATGGAGTTTTACTCTGAAGCAGAGCGTTTAGGAAAGAGTCTTGCTATGAAAGTTAGAATTCAAAGCATGATGGGTATTTATGAGTTCGTACTGCCTGCAGGATCTGTAGAAAGATTAAACGAATTAAAACAACTTAAGTCTTTGTCTCCTGAAGAGAAAATAGAGTTAAGAGATTTATTATCTGTAAACAATCGTCCTATTCATAATGAAGGAATGTTGTCTTTCTTAGAAGAGAATCCTTCTGAAATAGGTACTGGAGTAGGTACTGCGTTTGTAAACTCTGACAATAACTTGCTTAAGTTTACAGCTAAAGGAAAACCATCTACTGCTAAGACTGCTTTTGTTTTCATTCCTGCTATAAAGAAAACAGGAATACAATCAGAGAAAGAGATTAGAGAAAGAGTTGGCAGAGGAGAAATTTTAGTATCACCAATTTCAGGAATTGTATCAGGAGTGGATAAAACTTCTCCCTTAACTAACGCAGTAGGTGAAAACATTTATGTACACACAGGACCTGCGACTACTATTAAAGGGGCACAAAAAGTCTATACACTTAAACCTGGGGTTGTGTACTTACAGAAGGAAGATGCTCGTTATCAGTACACAGGTATAAACATTCCTACTAACGGAAGTGATATTCAAATTCTTGTTAATGCTTTTAACAATGGTACTCTTCCTCAAAATATAGATGAGTCTATCAGACAAGATGCTAGTCTATTCTTAAACTACTTAAACAGACAGATAAACTCTACCAAAGTAGGCAAGGAAGAAACTTTAAAGATTAGATTCTTTAAAGGGGCTAATCTATTCCTCTCAACTACTAATGATAATAAACTTATAGTAAAGTATCAAGTAGAAGGTAAGGATGGTAAAAAGTATTTAAAGCCATCTAAGAACCAAGACGAAGACTTGCTTAAGATTGGACAATCTTCTTACAAATTAGTAGATGCAAGATTCTTAGAAGATAACAAGCCTTACACTGCTTTAGTAGTAGATGCTAAAGGTAAGATAAGCACTAAGCAATTTAACTCTTACTCTGACTTTATTAAGAGTCCTGAGTTTGGAGCAAACTACGTAAGAGAAGAGAATAGAACATTCTCCTTTAGTCCTGAGCTTGAGTCTCTGAATACATCTTCAGTTGCTGTAGACGAAATAGATACAACTCCTATTGCGCCTATTAGTGAAGTACCAACTACTCCTACTCAACCTACTCAACCTACAGGAGGACCTAAAAGACTTAGTAGAAGACCTACACTTTATAAGGATCCATCAGAAGACTCTCTTATTGATCCAGACTTTTTCTTTAGAGCAAAAGCTTTAAGCAACTCTATCACAGGTAGGCAGAATACTTTAGCAAAAGCTTGGGTAGCTAATCATCCTATATTTAAAAATACTCCTTTCATCTTTGATGAGACTATCAGTCATCCTGAAGCTTATGCTGTATGGTCAAAGGCAGGTATCTTCTTATACGAAGGAGCAAATTATGCAGAAGCTTACCATGAAGCATGGCATGAATTCTCTCAGTTGTATTTAACTCCTGAACAGAAAGCTGCTTTGTATGCAGAAGCAAGAGAATTGTATGGAGATTTAACGTTTGTACAACTAGAAGAAAGATTAGCAGACGACTTCCGTGCTTACGCTTTAAGCGAAGGCAAAGAGTTTCCTGCTCTTATCCAACAAGCAAGAAAGAGTAAATCTATCTTTAAAGAGATCTGGGATTTTATCTCTAATCTATTTTTAAATAAGAAAACAGTTGACCACTACTTTAGTCGTTTGTACAAAGGAAATCTTAATGGTTTTAAACGTAGAGAGTCTAACCAATACTTCAAACAACTTTACTCTGGTAAGTATACTTATAATGATGCTGAAGGAGTAAGTCATGCACTTTCTTATGTAGACTCTAAAAAGTATCTAGATGACTTAGACAGTCTTTATGTAGCTACTACTAGTGCTATGTCTAAAGACAAAGGATTTACGTTTGTAAACATACTAGCTAATCCTAAGCAAGCAAACCTAGTCTACTCTATGATGGCTAAGCGATTAGACTCTGAGTATACTGAGTTGTTAGAATCATACGAACAAACTGGTAATGCAGAATACGTTCCACGTATTGATGCTATTGTAGACCTTCTAGAAAACTTTGAAGCTACAGTAAAGTTCCATAAGCAAAACTCTTTCTTATTTGAAGATAAAGTTAGAAAGGCACTTTTAAATAATCAGATAGTTGAACAAGAAAGTGTCAATGCTGAGTTTGCTGCATATGAGGCTAGCGTAAACGAAATGTCTCAGAAGCAGTTGGCTTCACAAACTTTAATTAGTGCTCTTAGAACGCTTCCTAGATATGAAAACGGGGTACAAGTATTCCATCCTGTATTCGGAACTCCTCTGTTGAGCGACTTTAGTTCTAATTGGAACATTCTACAACGTAGGTTGTCAGGAGTAAACTCTTACTCAGAACTATTTAGTAGGGTAGAAAACATTGCTGAAGTGTATCCTCAGTTTACCGAGTTTCTATCTTATTTGCCTACACCAGAAGAAGACTTAACTTTTACTAGTGACTTAAACTTTAAGAATGAATTCTATCGTATCTTTAGTATGCCTTACATTGAAGGCTATACTACAGACATCAAGAGAGATGAAGATGGAAATATTGAAGACGTAAGAGTATTTCAAGCACAATCATTAGATGCTCAAAACATTAGGCGTTCTTTTGACTCAGCTTTTTCTCTTAACCCTTCTGAGTATTCTTTGACTAATGCAGAGACAGGTACAGCATACTTAAATACAACAAAGTACTTTAATACTTTCCCTGGTATTCCTGCAGTACCTATTGACGAAGAAGAATTTGAAGACTACAATCGTTCTTTGTATAATATGTTAACTCCATTAGGATTTAACTTAAGTCCTAACTCTATTGAGTTGTTTGTTAAGGAAGATCCAACTGTACAGTCTGCTAGAGTATCTTTAATTTATAATAAACTTAAATCTTTATCTCAGGTACAGGCTTACATTGCAACTCCTTTAGCAAGTATTTCTAGTTCTCACATGATTGAAGATAAAGGATCTAAGATTAAAGTAGAAGGAGAGAATACTAGTATATCAAATATTATACAATATGAAGTAGAGGCTAATCCTCAGTATGTTAATGACATGAGGTATAATGCAGTACAGAAACAAATCTGGTCTGTAAACCAACATACATTAATGACTAGAGTTCTTGGAGTATTAAACGATGAGGTATCTTATCCTACATTAGAAGATGTTTACAGAGAACTTCCCCATCTAGATCCCACAAATAATCCCAACACAATAGGTTCTTTTGTATTGTCTTACTTGTTTAATGCAGCAGGTAACCGAATTACAGATAAGGTGCAGAACCAACAAGTCTACAGAAAAGTAGAACTTGGTAACTTGTTAGGAATTAAAGATAGAGGAGAAGGCGAAAAGACAATTGACTCTAATGAAGCTAAGAAACACTATGCTGATATTTTAGGATTAGTTAAGTCAGGTGTAGAAGAGATTAACCGTCTTAGTGGTAAGTCAACTACTAGGGGATTAATTATGGATCTTCGCTTAAGAAAGTTCTTGGGCTTTAACAACTCTACTAACCAAGTAGATGAGTTCATTGCTTATGGGCCAGCGCAAGTTCCTTACAGTTTGTTTGTAAGTAGAATTCTTCCTCTTATTAAGTCTGAAGTTGAAGTTACTCTTAAGGATTCTGATAAATATAAAATTAGTCCTTTAGACGGAGATGGTTCTCCTAAACTTACATACTTCCATAAAATCTTTACTCCTGAACAACGTACTGCTTTATACGCAGCATACACATCAGCAGACTCTACAAAGTCTTTAGAGGACGTATTTAAAGAAATGCCTGAGGCACAAGCAGTATTTAATAAGTTTCAAGAATACATTGCAAGTAATGTAAAAGGATCAGAAGCTATCTTAGGTACGACTTATCCTGTAGATAAAGTAGATTTATTTAAGTATCATTTCTTCTCTTTTGTTTCTCGTATTGAACAACATAAGATATTCTTTAACCATCCTTACTACTACAAGAATCCTAAAGATATCGAAAAGCGTTTGAGTATGTGGAATGCTTTTGGTTCTTATGCTATAATTGATCAACAGAATATAGATTACTTATTATCTGATAGGTCTGGTTTAAGTATGTATTCTCACAGAGATGCTTTCCATGCACATGCAGGTCAAGTAGGAATTAAAATAAATGCTAATAGAGCTGCAGTAGATCAAATCTCTTACCTCGTTTTAAAGGATGAGCCAATTAAATCCCCTACAGCAAAAGCAAGTAAATTCTACGGTAAGTACAAAGATGCTTATACAAATGATCCTAAATCAGAAAAACAAAATGCTGCAGCTTTCTGTACATTAGATTTCTATCGTAAGTTCTATTCTTTGTCTACAGGTATTACTCTTCCAATGAAGCAAGAGTTTGATCGTCAAGATAAGATCTATAAAAAATACCTAGAGTTACAAAGAGCAGACGAGTTTACTAGAGACCAGCTCAGTAAGGAATTAGAGGAAGAATTAAATAAAGGTCCTTTCTATAAGTTTACTATTAAGAAACTACAGTACGCAGGTCATAACAAAATAGAAAGTGGAGAGTCAGTTCCTGTAGGTCACAAGTATTCTATGAAGCCTATTCTTCCTTCTGAGATTATAGGTGATCCTAAACTCGCTTCTATTCTTCAGAAACTTCATGCTTCTTCTGCAGAGTATGCAGTATTTGAATCAGGCACTAAGTTGTCTGAGACTGTTAAGCCTGTAAGTTTATTTAATGCTAAAGGAGAAGTACAAGACAAAGCAGTACCTGTAGGATTGATTGATCTTAAGAACCTTAAAGAGCAGGTATTAATTGAAAACAAAGAAGACTTTAACAACATCTTCAGTACTCAGTTCCGTAAACTTGTATATAAGGATATCACTACTCCTGACGGAGAAGCTTTGTATGAGTCTTACAAATCTATCATTGAGAATCTTACTAACTTTGATAAACTTAATTTCTTAGAACAGTTAGACGACAAAGAGAAACTTGTAGAGTTCTTGATTCGTGAGATTTCTAAAAAGAATGCAGCAGAGTCTACTAAAGATCTTCTTAGATTAAAAGAAGATGGTACTTTAACTCACAGCCTTGATAGTATGATTGATCGTACTGTTATGGAGAGTGCAGTTGTATCTAGTGTTAAGAATCAAATCATTAAACAAAAGCTTCCTGGTGCACAGAGAGTACAGTATCCTGTATCTTTGATTAGACCTTCAAGGAAGTTAAGATTCTATGATATAGTAGATGGAAAGATTACTAAGGCCGAAGCTATGGTCTCTTTCTCAAAAGGATATTACCCTTTGCTTAATCTTCTTTCACCTGTAGACAAACAACCTATTGGTCAACTAGACAATGAGGGTAATGTAATAAACCCACATACTGCGCTTACTCGTTTGAATGAAGCACTTGCTAATCCTAAGTTTAGAAGTCGTTATGCTAATCAACTTACCATGGAAGCTATTCGTATTCCTGGAGAGAAGCATCGTTCAATGGAGAACTACGAGATAGTAGAATTCTTACCCGAAGAAAGTGGAGAAATTATTTTAGTTCCTGACGAGATTGTAATTAAGTCTGGTGGTGACTTTGATATTGATAAGTTGTTCTGTTATGATCCTGTATTGAATGCAGACGGAAGTTTTACATACGGACCTGAGATTACCTCACAAGAAGCTTTTGAGTTAAAGAAAGATCTTATAAATAGATTACAAGAAAATAAAGAATTGTTTAGAGAGTTCTACCAGGATAAACAAGACCTTATTCAAGACTTACAAGATATCCTTGTTAGTCGTGGTATTGCTGCAGACACTAGAGTATCTGCTTTGTATAAAGAACTTCGTTCCTACAAGTATGTAAACGAACAAGAACTTGTAGACGAAGGTGCTATTACCGAGACAGATCAAGAAAGATTAAGGAAGTGGGCAGCAGGAGAAGTATCTACTGAAAAGAAAGACCTCTCTAAAGACATTAAAAATAGGATTAAGGTACTCAGAGCCACCTTATCAGAGATATCGGATGAAGGACTCTCTCAAGAAATCATAAACATTAATACTAGACTTAGTGTTATTGCAAAAGAAGGAAGAGATATCAAGAACGAATTAAAGAATCTTAGAGGTCGCTTTACAAATAGACTACTTCTTAACATCTCTAATCGTTTATCTCAGCCTGAAATCTTCGAAGACTTAATTGCCCCTAACGACATTGCTAAAGTTACAGAAGCAGTAGAGTTGTTTGGTAGTTCATCAGATATTACTACAGCGTCTCTTACTAACCTTGTCAGTCCTTTATACCAGTTGTATGTATTCTCTTTGAATACTTATAAGACTTCTTTGGGTACAGATGCTAAGAATAACGTATTCCACGCATTGTTACAAAGAACTACCTTCTACAGAGAAGATAAGAACGGTAACAGAAAGTTTCTTTTAGATGCAAATAGAACTGTAGATGGATTCTTAAACTTTAGTGGTGTATTTAACATAGACGGAGATAAGATATCGAACATATCAGGTGAGATGATTAGTGCTCACGTAGATATTGAAAAGAACGATGGTATTGCTAAAATTGGACTTAACAACGTAATCACTCCTGTAGTTAACTATGCTAACATGGCAGGTGTTAGATTCTTTGATATGGTTAAGCTAATTAACTTAACTGACGGAATTAGAAAACAATCTTCTATTATACGATACTCTAGAGGAAAGTCTATAGAGGAAGTTTTAGATGTTATGTACAAGAATGCTTCTGAAGGAAGTGTAGTTAAGTCTTTGATTGATACTTCTAAGAATGAATTTGGAAGAGTTATTCGTGGCAAACTGATTAACAATGTATTTAACCAAATGCTAAAAAACACTACATCAGAAACTTCTAAGGAGTTAATGCTTAGTGTTGAAGACCCTTTACAGGATCTTAGAAGATTTGCACAGTTCCTTGAGCTAGAAGACCAAACAAGAGACTTAGCTACTATTTCATTGGCTACAGATTATGATACATTCTCTCCTCAAAACTTTGAATCATTCAGATCTAACATCTTAAGTTTGATTCCTTACATAAAAGAAGGTGGAGAGAAAGCAGGTATCTTTAACAAGAAAGGTCTGGACGATATCATAAACAACTCAATCATTGCTCCTTTCCAAGTACAACAAGATGTTTTAGATAAGTTTGTTCAAGTATTTCCTATCTCTGCTAATCCTAAGATTACAAATACTATTCTCAGACAGTTTGCAGTAGTCCAGAAGATAAATAGAAAACTAGACTATGATAAGTTCTCCCGTACGTTTAAGAATGATTTGCTTTATGCTTTGTACATTAATAACGTACCACAGGTGGTTCAGTTTGAAGCTTACTTAGATAAAACAAGTCCTGCAAACTTAGCAACTATGCTTACTAACCTTAAGAGTAGACTGCGTAATAGAGGAATTGCTGCTGATAATATTATGTTTGATATTATGAGTGCAACTACAGATGTTGACTCTAAGTATATTAGAACAGGTATCTTGGATACAGACTTAGACTATTCAGTTGATATGTATAAGGAAGAGTTTGAGAGAGGATTCAATTGGTCTCACTCAGAACTAAACCCTGACAACGCTTTAGATTCTGAACTTATCGGAGACATGCAAGCTTTCTTTAAAGCATTTGCTTACGCTGGTATTATAGGAAGTCAATTGAATAAGAAGTTTGATTCTTACTTGCCTTTGATTCCTGAGTCTATCTATACTCTTCCTATGACTTCTGTTATAGAAAACTTTAGTAGGGAGTTAGATGCTTCAGAAAGTACAGTTGTAGAAAGAGAGTATACTCCTGAAAAGGTTACTAAATCTAATTTACCCGATAATGGTTTCTTTGTATTTGGTTCTAATGATAGAGGTGTACATGGATTAGGAGCAGCAAAAGATGCAGTTAAAAACTTTGGAGCAGTTAAAGGTCAGGCAACAGGAAAACAAGGTCAAGCATTTGCAGTAAGAACAAAGATGTATCAGAACGGTAAACTTACTAAGTATAATGACTTAACTGAGGACAATAAGAAAGTAATGGATAGAATGACTGTAGAAGATCTTAATGCATTAAGAATGGAGGCTATAGATAATCCTGACAATAAGTATTATGTTACAGTAATAGGAACTAAGTTAGCAGGAAGAAGTGTTGAACAGATGAAAGATTTCTTTAGTAGAATGAACAGTAAGGTTGGTATTCCTGATAATATAATTTTGCCTGAAGAGTTTGAAGTAAGAACAGAATCTGTTAGTGTTCCTTCGGAGTTTAATTTCTTTAAAAAGTTTATAACTAGATTTACTGAGAATCATCCAGAGTTTCGTAACCTAGAAGCTCCTAAGACTATGACTTACTACAAAGATTATCTTTTGTCTAGAAATAATGTAGTAAATATGTTTGACAATGATATACAAACAATAACTTTAAAAGACAAAGAAATAGAAGTTAATACTACTTTCTTTCCAGAAACCTTAAAAAAGGGATACAGTAAGTTTTATTCCCTTTCTAGTACAGGAGCTGCAATTCTTCGTGCAGGTAAAAAAGTAATACTACCGGGTTATGAGAGTATACAACTTGCTATGGAACAAGAGACTAAAGAAATCTTTGAACTTAATACTGGATTAAGTATTAATACTAATTCTAAAACTCAAAAAGAAAAGTTAATAGAAGTAAAAGAAAAATTCGATAATAATGATATAAATAAAATCATAAAAGAAAAGTTTAATTCTTCTATAGTAGAATTAAATTCTTCTTTTGGTGCTAGTATACTTACAGAGTCTGTTGTAGACAACAGCTTTGCATTGAGAGATTCCTTCAATAGTCTACGTGAGATCAACAATAACCTAAGTAAAAACTGTTGATTAAATTTTAAATAAACTATATTTGTATTAAGCCATTAACTATGTTTTGTCCTAACCTATCAGACCCTACTATAAAAGCTCAGTTTGAGTCTCTCCAATCTATAGTCCCAGAGTATGCTTATTATCTCTGGGATAAGTATCAGGGAGAAGTTCCTGCTAAATACTACAATCTAAGTACAGTAGCTCCTAGACTAGGAACATCTGTTAGTACTGTTGAGAATGCCATTAAAAGTAACCTACCAAAAGAAATTAGTAATGCTGTTAGTGTAGTAGATTTTGTTCCCTTAGATATACTTGGTAGAGAGGATCTATTCCTTTCTATGAAGGAGATCCTAAATGAAAATGGAATTACAGATGAACTTTTAATTAACTGGGCTGGTAAGAACAAAGCAGTAATTGGAAATATAAAAAAGTTTAAGTCTACAGAACAACTTGAGAAAGTAGCTGATACTATATATAATAACAAAGCTAAGGTAGAGAACCATGTTGAACTTAAGTCAAATGAGTTAGCTTTAGATAGTTTTAAAAAGTGGGTAGAAGCCTTAGAGAAGTACCCAGTACCTTTTAGAGACTTAATGTTAACTCACGCTATTAAGTACTTGAATCCACAAAGAAGGTCTAAATATGTCTTACAGTTAAGCAAAGTAGCACTTCAGAAAGCGTATGGCATAGTTGTAAACAAACCTCACGAAGCTAATAGGATAGGTAAACTATATGATCAAGAGGTTTTAGCTACTTTATCAGATTCTGTAGATCATGAACCTTCTGCTAGTGGTAAAGGGTATTGGGTATATATTCCAAGTACTCAGAATCCCAGGAAAGACCTTGGGTTTAACACCTATGAAGAATTTAAAAAAGACACAGAACAAAGACTTGAGACTATAAACAGTACGTTAGATCTAGGGGATTATAATAGTTTAGTTGCTGAATTAGAGAAGGTAAAGAGTAAAAAACCTGTTTTCTTTTCACAAGAACCTAACTTAAGTAGAGAAGAGGCGGATAATTATGGATTTCAAGACTTTAGTTATGTAAGAGTAGAAAGTAGTTATAGTAGAGGAGATAATCAGTTTCCAGAATATTTAGGTCAAAATTATCAGGGATATTATATTCATGGTTACAACACAGAACAAGGTAAACCAAGTACAAAAATTGTTCCTATAACAAAAGCACAAGCAGAGGAAATATGGTCTAGAGGACGTGATAATAATCCTTTGTCAGGCTACGAGCTTGAAGATAGAAATATTATTTTTAGAATACAGGAGAAAATTAATTCTATAGACCGTAATAAGAAAAGGAAGATTGAACTAGAAGAGAGACTTAAATCTGTTTCTCCCTCTGACTGGACTAGTGAGCAAGCAATTCAGTATAGAACAAACGTAGAAACTCTTAGAAAACTGTCTCCCTCTACTTGGTGTACTTCTGGTTCTATGACAGAACATTACGTACAAAACTATGATAATTACTTACTGATCGTAGATGGTATTACTGTTGCAGGAATTGAGGCAGATTCTTTAAACAAATCTAATGTAGGAGGACTTAGAAAAGTAAAAGAGGTTACTTCTCGTGCTAACAATGGGATAGCACCAATAGATCACTTAGATGATGTAATAGCATTTTTTGAAAAGCATAACTTAGACCTAAACAACGGCTCTGTTAAAAGAGCTCAACAGTTAAAGTCTGAAGGAAAAGTGGATCGTGAGTATGAAGAAGAATTTCAAGGTTATATAGATCCATTTGATTATGAGGAACAGCCAGATTTTTATGAGCCAGATTATGATTTTGATGAAGAACAGTACGAATTAGCAAGAGCACAAGAGAGAAATAGAAGGCTATTAATTGCAGCACAATTGATTTCTGTAGAAGAGACTCTTGCTAATCTTGAATTACTAGCTTCACGAAACGAGAACAATGTTTTTCAGACTATTCCCCAAGAACTTAGAGATGACGAAACTGTAGCAAGAAGGGCAGTTCTTTTAGACCCCCATAACATAAGACACATAAGTACTAACGTTCCTTTTTACAGAGAACTTGCAACTGAGGTTGTTACTAATACTCCTTATATCTGGAGCTACCTACCAGAAGAAGGTAGAAATATACCTGGATTAGAGGAGATATACCGACAGTATAATCGAGAAGTTGATGACCTTCCTTTTTCTAAAACTAGTTCAAAACAAATACAAGGATATTATGACCCTAAGACTGACAAAGTTGTAGTAGTAGCATCTAATGTATCCTCAGAAGAAGCTCCTAAGGTTGCTATTCACGAAGTAGCCCACAGAGGTATGCTTAGGATGGCTAAAGAATTGAAAGGAACGAAGGAACTTTATCAAGTATTGTTTAACTCTGAGAAGGAGTTAATGAAAAAACTTCCTGACTTACTGAAGAGGACTGGACACCCAAACATAGAAAGTTTATTACAAGACTATGGATTTAGTGTAGAGTCAGAAGAAGGTAAAGCAAAACTCCTAATGGAGTTGGCGGCAAGATGGGCAGAAACTTTAGTAGATAAACCTAAACCTTCTTGGTGGAAACAGTTCTTGTCAGGTATTCAACAGTGGGTAAAAAACTTTACAGGTAAGACTTTAAATGAGGCTGAAGTAAACGAGTTGGTAGGTGGATTTGTTAGATATGGTACTCAAACAAATGAAAGTATGCCTACTACTATGTTTAGTAGGAAGGATGCTAAGTTTGTATCCGATAGATTTATTCGCTTAGAAAGACAGTACGATTTTCTTAAAGAGTCTCAAATGGATCCTGAGTACTGGAAACTTAATAGTATCGCAGATAAGAAACAATACGTAGCTAAGAAACAGTTTGATACTGTAGTAAAAGCAATAGAAGGAAGAGAGTCTGTAAGAGTAGCTGATAACAAAATTTACTTATCATCTACTAAAGCAGTTAAAGGAGGTAAAGTTCTTTATGGTTATGCGGCAGGTTTAGCTGCAGACATAAATAAAATGTATCCTTTAGTAACTGATGCTTCTCCTGCCTATGCAAGAGAAGATTCTAATGGAGAAGTCTACGTAGAATTTGACTTAAGTGGTCGTTATGCTACCCTACTAGTAGAAGGAGTAGAATTCCTAGAAGAAGAATCTATGAGAGCAGAGATAGAACTAATGGATATTCATGATGCTATTCGTAGAGAGAAGGCTGCTATCATGGAGAAATTAGAATCTGCAAACGAGGTAGTCATTGACGGAGAAGTTTATGCTTACACAGGATCAATGTTCCAAAAAGGATTTACATTAACTCAAGCCCTTAAAGACCCACAGATTAAAGATTATACTAAGTTACTTAATAGGTTAGTTTCTAAATTTCCTGGAGTTACTTGGAAGTGGAACACTGAGATACCTGAGGTAGCAAAAGTAAACTTAGCTACAGGACAGATAGAAATCAATCCTACTCTTATACAAGAAGATACTCCTTGGCATGAGTTTGGGCATTTTGTAGTTAGAGGAATCAGAGAATCTAATCCTGAACTATTTGAACAGCTTAAGAAAGAAGTAGAAACTTTACATAATGAAACTCCTAATTCTTCTTCGTATTCTCATGTAGAAGCTTCTTATCCTGAGTACTTAGGAACAGATTCATTCTGGGAAGAAGTTATCGTAACTGAGTTAGGAAGACAAGCTGCTAGAAAAGAAAACAGAAGTTTGTTTGACAAGGTACTTGATTGGTTTAAATCTCTTATTAAAGACCTAGGAGGAAGAAGTACTGAACAGTTAGCTATGTCTAGTTTAGTAGACTCTTTAGTAGATCCTAGTGTTGCTTTTGAGACAGAGTTCAACGAAGAAGCAGTAAGTGATTATATGTTCCAAAGGATTGTTCCTGCAGAAGAAGTTGATGCACTTACTAGCTATGTAAAGATTTCGCCTAATGATCCTTTTGTATTCCAAGACTACGCAGAAAAAGTACAAGTAATCGCTAATGCTATTAGTGAGACTGAATTTAAAAAGATCTTAGACACAAACAAATACTTAGGCTTAGGTAGTGAGTCTCTCCAAAGAGCATTAGCTGCTATCAAAGAAGTTAAGAACATTGTAACTAAAGAAGATGTAGCCGCCTCTGTATTAGAACTTGCAGATTACTTACAGTACAATGCACTTTACTTAACAGGAGTTGTTCGTCACTTAAACAACATTCTAGAAGATCCTACTATCCCTTCTGGTAAAAAGCTAGGAGACTTGCATAGAGGTTATAAGCAAGCTTTAGCTATTGAGAAACATGTTAAGAAGATAGAAGCCTTGTTTACTACTCGTGCTTTAGATGAGATGATGCGTAGTGAAGTCCAGAAGGATGCTTTCCTTAAGAACCTTTCTTGGATGCGTACAGCAATTGCTACTATTAAGAATGGTCATAACAATAAGATTGTTGATCCTGTAATAACTGAACTTGCTGATACCTTTAAGGCACAGTCTAAAGACATTGAAGATTCTTTCAATAGAGATATAGAAAAGTTAAAGTCAAGGACACAAACTGCTACTATTACTAAGAGAATCAAAGAGTTAGAAAAAGAAAAGCAAGATAGTTTGCTTACTCCTGAGAACATTAAAAAGTTCTTAGCAGACACTAACTCTCCTTGGTACTTAGCTATTGACTCTGCAATGGGAACAAAGAACCCAGGAGTTCAGTTGATTGCTAACTACATAAGAAGTATTAATAACGAGTTTCAAGAAAACTTAAAGCCTATAGCTAGTGAGTGGCAAGATCTTATGGATGATGTTGCTGCTAGTGAAGGAGGATTTATAGGTTCTGCATTAGATACTAAAAAGTTTTTTGAACCTTTCATTAGAGAAACAGTTCTTTATGAAATCATTGATGGTCAATTAGTTAAAGACAAAAAAGTTCTTTCGCTTAACACAGAAGTTAAAACAGTTGAGTTAGGTAACAGAATTACTGAGTTAAAGCATACAATTGATTTTGGAGCAACCGAAGAAATCAGAGAACAAGCAGAAGAAGATCTTAAGAAATTCTACGAGGAATACACAGAGCGTCCATTTACAGACGACTACTACGAGATTCAAAAACTTCTTCCAGATGATATTAAGTTTAAACGTAATCAAATCTACCAAGAACTTGCAGCAATTAGAGAAGAGTTTGGTACAGGTATCATTGAGGACGAAATCTTAGAACGCTTAAGAGACAAAGAACAAGAGCTTTACGAGTTAGAAAGACTTTATACAGAAGATGGAACTCTTAAAGAGGGAAAACCTTTAGAAGATGCTTTAGCTATTCAGGCTTGGAAAGAAGGTAAAAGATCTGCTAACGTTGTAAGTTTTGTTCTTACTTCCGACAGTAAAGCTGTGTTTGAAAGGATGCTAGTAGATAAGAAAGCACAGTTAGCTAAATCTTTAGCAGCAGCAAAGACTACTCAACAAAGAGATGATGCACATAAAGCTTACAATAACTGGGCGAGTATCTACACAAGAACTGTTTACACTCAAGAGTTCTACGATACAAGAAAAGATATTTTAGACGAAATTCAGCGATTACTTAGCGACAGAGGTTCTCTAAGTGATATGTACTCTGAGTTGTTTAATCTTTTATTAGGAACAAGAGATACTAATGGGGTTTACAATCCTGTAAGTATTACAGACAAACAAGTAAAGAAAGCAAAAGAAGTAGAAGAACAGATCGAAGAGATTAAAGCTTTGCTTAAGCAAGATAGTCCTTTAAGTGATGCTGTAAAGGGAAGACTAGGAGAACTAATACAGGATTTACAAGCCCTTCAAAGCAATGTAAACTCTGAATACTATACTAACGCTGTAGACAATCAATTAAAAGCAATCAGAACTAGAGTATTTACAGAACACACTGATTGGGATGTAGACTCTGTTGAACGTGAGACTAACATTAGATTTAAAAACTCTGACTGGTATAAGAATAACCACATTACTAAGTATAGATATGACCCTGAGATTAGAGGTGTAGTAGCAGTACAAGAGCCTATATTTATGTGGAGAGTTACTAGACCTAACGATCCTAAATATATTGAGACTGATGCTCCTTCTTCTTTGTGGTATAAGTCTGTAGTTAGTCCTAAATACAAAAACGATAACTATAAGCCAGGAGAAGTTACTTTTAAATCAGTAACAGGTGGTCCTTACTATAACTCTGCTTACAATAATTTATCAAACAATCAGAAAGCTTTACTTGGTAGAATGAGAGAACTCCACTACCGTAGTCAAGAAGGTCTGTATCAAAAAGATAAGTTAGGAGATTTGATTCCTGGTATGAGAAAGACTAGGGGAGAGTTTATAGACTTAGTTAAACTTAAAGCAAACACCATCAAACAATTCTTTAAAGGAATTAAGAACTGGTTTACAGGTGATCGTGAGGCTTTCTCTGAGGAAGAAGATATCTACGGAGACGCTTATCAAACAGATGCGTTTGGTGATCCCGTAGTAAGAGAGTCTAGAAGACTATTCAATCGTTATGCTCGTACTCTTCCTATAGAAGAACAGTCTTATGATATTATGACTTCTATGGCTTCTTACGCTACTTCTTCTGAAAGATTTAAAGTAATGCGTAAGTATCAGTCTACAGTCCTTACTATGGAAGAAGTGTTTAACCAAGGTAAGTCTGAGTCTCTTTCTTCTAAAGTAATCAGAGATTTAGTAGACAGAGAACTTTATGGTAAAGTACTTGAAGACAAAAATGATTCTAAGCTTTTACGTAGAACCAATAGTATTATTAGTGGTGTTTCTAGTTTAGCAGGATTTAAAACTCTTGGTTTTAGTCTTTTAACTTTACCACAAAACTGGATAAACGGTTATCTTAAGATATTCTCTCAGCTTGGATTTTATCATATCACAGCTAAGGATATGGCAAAAGCCTTTGGAGATACTCTAGGAGTTAGTAAAGAGTTTTATTCAACCTATAATCAATTTGGTAATAAGAGTTATAGAGTTTCTTTAGTGGATTACTTTACAGGTACTCAGTCTATGGCTAACCAAGCAAGTGAAATTAACAACAAAGGTTTGGTTAAGTATGGTAAAGCATGGAAAGCAATTTCTACGCTTAGGGATTTTACTGAATTTGACATATCAGCTGTAACGACTTATGCTTTCTTAAACAAGTACAGAGTGCCCTTAAAAGGATCAACTACTACAATACCACTAAAAGATGCATTCGAGTTAGTAAATGGCGTTATACAGCCTAAAAACAACGTAGACGTAGATCCTAACTTTATTCAACAAGTAAGAATGAATATTCAGTTGGCTAACGAAAGGGCACAAGGTATTTATTCTGTTGAAGCTCAGCCTACTGCAATGAAGAATGCTTGGTTTAGGTCTCTTATGTTCTTGAAGAAGTGGGTTATACCTGATTTAAAAACTACTTGGGGATCAGACACTGTACATTATGGTGCAGGTATTCGTACAATAGGTTCACACCAAGCAGCAATGAGATTTATCAGAGATGTTGTATTGTTGGATAAAGGAAACTTTGTTAGGACTTGGTCAACTAGTTCAGAAGTACAACAGGCAGGTCTAAAACAGTTTGCAGTTTCTTTAGGTACTTACACAGTTCTTGCTAACTTAATTATTCAGATGTCTCTTGCAATGGATTGTGAAGAGGATTCTGAAGCAGATTGGAAAGACTATGTTTGTTTAGGATTAAAGAGAACTACAAACGAAGCTGAAGGTGTCTTCACTCTTTGGGGTATGAATGAAATGAAGTTTACTTACATTTCTGAACAAGCAAACGGTGTATCTATCTTTGAGAAGATTGGTTGGGCAGCTTTAGGTCCTTTTAGTGTATGGAAAAAATTCTGGACAGATGAAGATTTGTGGACTTCAGATCCTTACTATCGTTATAAGTCTAACTCTAATCAAGTAGATTGGGATAAAACTCATCCTATGCAAGCAGGACAGATTGGATTAGCCGTTTTAGGTATGGAATTTTTAGGACTTAGAGGATCGTTTATTGGTCCTAAGTCTATAGAGTTTCAGAACAGAGCATTTAATGATTATGCTCCTAAAACTTATACCAAAGAACTTAGGACTAGATACACTAAAGATCACGAGGGTCTTGAGATTATGCCTACAAGAACTCGCTTAGCTCAAGAAAAGAAATTCTTTAAGAAACAACTTAAAGAAATTCAAGAAGAGATAAGAGGATATAAAGCAAAAGGAGAACCTGTACCTGCAAGTCTAGAGAATAAGTTAGTTAAACTTAGAGACTCTTACAGAAGTAGAGTAGAAGATATTAAGGAAGGAAATACAGAAGAAGGAATTTCTATTGCTTATCCTTTCATGGATATAATTGGAAACAGAAGAGGACTAGATATTACCCCTGAGCCTGAGGAAGAATAACTTGACTTTATTTTTAATTAAAGTATTTTTGTTATACGGACTAAGGTCGGACTTAACAGTCGTAAAGATAAATATTTATGGAAACACATGACATTCTCAGAGAGCAATCAAAGAAACTTCGTCACATCGAAGGTCAACTTTGTTGCATCAACGCTAGCGTAACTGCGGAAGCAGGTATGAACGGCAGTAAAGTAATCTCAGGCACATCACCAGTTACAGGTACTTTTCAGTACTTTGTTGTTAACGCATCAGCTGTAGTTAGTGCTATCTTGGATCAGAACGCAGCTAGTCTTATGACAAGCTTAGGTCTTTCAGGAGTTACTTTGGCACCAGGAATGAAGATTAGCGTAGCTAAAGGAACAACTATCTCTTCTATAACACTTGCTTCAGGATCTATTATTGCTTACAACGCTTAATTGATGAAGACCCTTTTAGTAACTATCACCACAGTATGTGCCTTTTTGGGCACATATTTTTTAAATCTAACTGCAGATAACGCAGAACAATACTTAGCGATTGTTGCTGTTGTATTTGTAGATGGATTTTTTGGTGTATGGGCAGGTACTAAGAAGATTGGTTTTCAAACAAGAAAAGCAGTTAAAGTACTTCAGACTTTGTTTGCTTGGGTAATGATTCTTTCTGCTATCTTAATGGTAGAGAAAGGATTTGATGGTACGTTCTGGCTTTCAGAAACTTTCTGTGCTCCTTTTATTGTTTTCCAACTTATTAGTGCTCTTAAAAATGCTAACACAGTAGGAGTAATAAACAACAGTGTACTATCTCAGATCTTAGCAAAGATAGATCAACATAAATTTAACCACGATAATGAAAAACCTCTCGATTAAACTTAATATTATCTTTTTCTTCATCATTGCTTACTTACTTTTTAAGTATGAGTATGTACAGGAACAAGATACTAACCAAGTAATATCTTTTATTGATTCTATAGATAAACAAAACGATACCTACTTTGAAAAGATTGACTCTCTAGAACATATAAAGCACGAAGAGTATTTCCGTTACGAACAAATCACCCTAAAGTATGACACAATTCAGATTGCTATTGACACTATGCCTGATATTGACGGCACAAAATTCTTACTCACAATCAGTAGACAGCTTACCCTTAAAGGAGTTGAATGATGAGTTCCTAAAAGGAATTCAAGCACGTGAGAGAGTAGTAAGTCTTAAGAAGATTATCAAGACAGATAGCGTTCAGTTATCCTTGTATAAAGATTCTATTATCCCTAACTATAAAAAGGCTTTAGATACCGCTAAAGTAGAGATAGTTCGCTTAGATACTAAAGTTAGGTCTCAAGCAGAAACAATTAAAACTTTAAAGAACGTTTTGAAAGGCGGGTTATTTGCTATAGCTTTGTTAACCATAGGGTTAATACTTTAACCTACCAGCCTATGATGCCAATCTCAAAACAGATTATCCAACACTACATGGATAATCCAAATACGGATGAGTCAGCTTTAGAAGTTGCTATTCGTTTCAACTACCAACCAGAAGTATATAATGAACTAAGAGCTAAGCGAGTTCGTGACTTAAAAAGAACTGCTATGTATAAGTTGGGTGCAGATAAACCTTTAACGCCTAACGATCAACCTACACAAATTACAGGAACTTATGATGAGAATCTAGATAAAGGTACCCTTGAGGTATCTAAACTAGTTTCTACTCAACCTAGATCTTCTGAAGAAATCATCGAAATTCACAAGATAGATAGATCTAAGTGGAGATTAGTACAATATTGGAGTAAAGAAAAACAATCAGGTTGGCTAGTGTCAGCCTTATTTGCTTCTATAAAGCCTGAGGATACTTTTCCTCAAGACATAGAGAACGTTCTCAGAGAGGTTTTTCTAGAATCTAATATAACTCCGTACCCAACACCTAGAAAGTCTCCTATAGCGTCTAAGAGAGGCTTATTCGTCTACATGAGTGACAAACACGTAGGTGCTCTTACTCATCCTAACTCTATTTTCAACAATCAGTACAACGAAGATGTCTTCGAAGTACGTATGATGAGAGTATTAGAAGAGATAGAGAAGCAAGTAAAGACCTATGGAAGGTTAGAAGATCTTTTTATTTGTGACTTAGGAGATTCATTAGATGGTTGGAGTGGTCAAACTACTAGAGGAGGACATGCACTTCCCCAGAACATGAACAATAAGGAGTCTTTTATGACGTATCTTTATGCTCATAAGCGATTCTTTGACCTGTTAGTAGAAAAAAACTTAGCTAATAACATTCATGCTATTATGCAGACAGAAGATAACCACTCAGGTTCTTTTGGCTACATAACTAACCAAGCACTAACTCTTTATTTAAATACGGCTTATCCTTTTATCAAAGTAACGATAATGGAGAAGTTCTTAGAACATTTTGACTATGGAAAACATACATTTATTTTTACTCATGGAAAAGACTCTGAGGATCTTAAGCATGGTCTTCCCCTTTTCTTAACCGAGAAAGCAGAAAATTTCCTTAACAAGTATATAGATCACCATAATTTAGGAGAGAATAAAAACATCTCAATAGTAAAAGGTGACCTACATACAGAGAGTATGCAACAAGTTTACAAGTTTAGATATAGGAATGTATTGTCTATGTACGGCTCTTCTAAGTGGATAATGAATAACTTTGGTCCTGGTTATCCAGGAGTTTCGTTTGATTTAGTAGAAAAAGATACGGATTTAATATATTCGTTTTATATTCGCTTTAAATAAAATTAAGATGATTAAG